TGGAGCAAACATAACGCACTGGGATAATGATAGTGATGCAGTCCCTGGCACGGGCAACACGTTTGATCTTCATCCCTCTGATAATAACCCAGTATACAGGGACGCAACAACTTATATCTCTACTGGGTGGGCTGACTTTAGGGGTGCGAGCAGTGCTCAGCACAACTTTATGATATCGTCTAATGCCTCCACGGCTGAGACTCTGACGGTGTATGGTGACTACACTATGTATATGGCGCTTATACTTACGCCAAACAATTACGTTTCAGCCATATACGCTGGGGATTCTGATGCTACTAACGGTCCGTTCCCACTCAAGTCTATTGGTAGTGAGTTTAAGTTTGAATTCAGCAACTCAACATCTGCCTTTAAGTCTAATAAGCAGTCAACATCGTCATTCCCTGGTACTGGAACCACACTAGACAGCAGTAATGTGTTGTTCTCTTTTGTGATAAGGAGAGACGCAAATAACGACGTTTTTGTTTACGACAGGAATGGAAAAATTGCCGCATCAATACCTTACGATGGGACCAATGATGGCCAGTTAATAATCAACAAGATAGGGGCTGCCTTAATACAGCATAGTGCTGGTATGGCTAGGTTTGGTGTAATCAATAAAGATATGGGGAACGATTTCTGCGTGGGGTTAGGTCCTGCGCTGTACGACAGATACAAAGTTTAATTCAATATAACCATTATGGAAAAACAAACGAGAAGGGCTTCTGGACGCCCTAAAAAAGTCCAAGCAGAGACTGTGGTGACCGATGTCCCAGTAAAGCGTAAAACCCCTGTGATCAAGCGCAAGGAGCAAGAGCTTCAGAACGCTGAGTACGAAATTCCTCGCGGAGGTGGGGTGGTGTTTATGCTGCCGCAGAAAGGTGTAACCATCTACGACAAGGAAAACGACACGGTTCGAGAGATTCGTTACTGTCCTAACGAGCCGTCTATTTACGTAGATGAGCAGAGCGAAAACGCTGTGCGTGAGTCAGTTACGTTCAGAAACGGTAGAATCTTTGTGCCTCGTGAGAAGCCAAACCTCAGAAAGTTCTTGGATCTGCACCCTGCAAACCAAGCTAACGGGGGGAACACCTTTAAAGAGGTAAACAAGAAGCGCGATGCAGAGAAGGAGCTTGAGAAGGAATTCTTGACTACAGATGCTGTGGCTTTGGTACGAGACAGCTCTATCGAGGAGCTCCTCCCCGTAGCGATGTACTTCAAGGTGAATATTAACTCGCCAGTGTCTGAGATTCGATTTAACCTTCTTAGAATCGCTAAGAGCAAGCCAAAGGAGTTTATCGAGTCATTTGACTCACCGCAGGTTAGAACGCGCAGTATCGTTCAGCAAGCGAAGGATTACCAGATGATCAATGTGAAGTCAAATGGTGTGTACTGGTTCGACTCTAACTCGCTCATTGTATCTGTCCCAGTTGGGCAAGATCCAGTTGACGTCATGGTCAGGTTTTGCCTGACGGAGAAAGGGGCGTCAGTACTAGGCGACCTGGAAGACAGACTAGAGAAGTTAGCGTAAGATGAGCCCCCAGTAGGGGGCTTTTCTTTTTCGTATATTTGCCTTATGATCGACGTAGGAGAAGTATACGGTATTGTACGTGATTTGTGCAACAAGGACCAGAAGGGCTTTGTCACACCTGCCGTATTTAATAACCTCGCTGCCCTTGCTCAGCAGAAGGTGTTCAATGAGATGTTCGCCAAGCTGGCACAGGCAAAAGCGGCCAGAAGGTCTGGTATAGACCCAGGCAGAGAGAACTCCATTCACACGAAGCTGGAGGAGGATTTGCAGTACTATGTCAAGCAAGCTGTGCTTGGGTCATCTGATTTTGATGCGTACGAAGGAGAGGAGGTTGATGAGGAGACTGGAACAAGTACTACTATTACGGTAAACCCTGATGGTGCGTTTACTTCTCTCAAGGTGCTCGACCTGCACAAGGTCATTTCTATGAATGCGTCAGACACGGGGGCCAACATTGAGCTTGTCACAAACGCAGAGAAAGCAAACAGAATACTCAGAAGTAACCTGTCTACCCCTACTGATGATTTCCCTGTAGCCTTGATGTTTGGGAACAAGTTCCAGGTTTTCCCTGATACCGTAACCTCTGTGCAGCTTAACTACTACAGAACACCAAGCTCTGTGTACCCAATTGCTCAGGGTGACTTCTTGGCTGGGGACTTTGACTACACCTCGCAGCCTAGGTATGCTTCTATCGAAATCGATCCAGTCTCTGGGTTTGTTGTTCAGGACCCATTGAACTCTAGAAACTTTGACCTCCCACCAAACAGCAAGTCAGAGCTGATCTTTGAGATTACCAGGCTGATAGGTGTGAGATTGAGAGACCAGTACTTGTACCAATCAACTGGCCTAATTGAAAAAGAAAGCTAATGCCTAACGTAGATACAAAAGGTAGAAATTACGTAACACTGAGAAGCGTAATTGACGACTATATCATCACGCTAGATGGAGACGATTACGTGTCTAACGTGTCTGATGCTGCGCTACGCAACATTGCGCTTCGCGGTATCAGAGAGTTTGGTTTTGACGTGAGCTCGCGTGTGAAGTCGTTGAAACTGTCTGTGGATAGCACGAACAATACTGTTGCTCTCCCTGCTGACTACGTAGATATCGTAAAGCTTGGGGTGGTAGGCGGTGACGGCATTTTGTATGTTATGGGTCACAACAAGAATCTCAACTACTCCATGAAGATTAAGACTGGAGTTGATGACCCACTTACGGATGATATTGACGAGTCGCTTCCAACCACAGAGGACTTTGACGATACACCGCTGAATATCGACGCTAACTCAGTCAATGATCTTGAGGATAGCAAGAGTGGAACTGGAGACGCCTCATCATCTGACTACGACTTCTACATCTTTGAGAACTATATCTTCCAGGGTGGAATTGGTAGGATGTACGGGCTGGGTGGTGGTCATTTGAGGGGTGAGTACAGAATCAACCTAGACCAGAACAGGATCGAAATAAGCACAGATTCAGGTACGTCTGAAGTGGTACTGGAGTACATAGCTGACGAGGCTCGCTCTGGTAACCCAGTCATCCACGTATACGCTGAAGAAGCGCTTAGGTGTTACATCTACTACAAGTTGTGCGAGCGCAAGGCCAGTGTACCTGCTAACGAAAAGGCAAGGGCAAGAGCTGAGTACTACAATGAGCGCAGAAAGGCTAAGGCCAGACTGAGCAACTTCAGCAAAGAAGAGGCATTGAAGACTATTCGTCAGAACTTTAAGATGGCACCTAAGTACTAATGATTAATAAGTTAACCCCACGTAAACTGAACCCATCCCTCGATTCTCGATTGAGAAAGAAGGATGAGATGCTTGACGCCCTGAACGTAGACATCAAGTCAGATAATGACGGGGACTCAGGCGATGTAGGTGTGCTCAAGCCCGTGAAGGGGATGAGTAAACTTGACTTTGAACAGATATCTACTCCCACTGAAGGTGAGCAGATTGGGAGAAGAGTTATTGGGAGTGTAACGGACGAGAAGAACGATATTATCTTTTACTTTTTGTTCTCTGAGATCAGTTCAGAACAAGGCGTTTATGCTTACGACCCATATGGGAACCTGTCAGACGATGACAACAATAACCTTATAAAGGCGGTATATCAATCCCCTTACTTCAATTTCCCTCAAAACGGATTTGTAAAGGCAGACGTAGTCTACACTACGAACCATGAAGTATGCAACCTGTACTTTACGGATAATAGGAATGAGCCAAGGAGATTAGATGTAAAGCGAGCTAGGTCATTCACTTTAAGTTCTGCTGGGGCTCCTGATGAAGCTATAGATATCGTTGACTTTATCACCGCATGCCCCAAGACCCCTATTCACCCCATTTCGTTTGAATTTGTTTATGACGCCAACTACCAAGTAAGTGAATTCAGGAACATCCCTGGGTTTCAGTTTGCGTATCAATGCATCTATGCTGGCGGCGAAGAAACCGCTATCTCTACGTACTCAGACATTGCTGTACCACCTTCATATGTTCAGCAGGGGACAATAAGCACCCCCAACCTGCTCGCTCACAATACGTGCAGACTCACAATCCCAAAGGAAGTTGACGGTGTCGATGTGTACTCTTTTGATATAGAGAAGATTAGAATCTTGGGCAGGATTGGAAACCTTGGGACATGGTACACGATTGACGAGGTAAACACCACTGGCGGAAACATTATCTATGACTTTAGGAATGATCGAGTTCTTACTGGTGTACCTGACGAGGATGTACAAAAACAGTTTACATCCCTCCCAAGAAAGGCGCAAGCCCAAACAGTAGTAGATAATAGGCTGTTTTACGGTAACTATGTAGAGAGCTTTGATGAGCCGACGGTCAGCGCGACAATGACCGTTTATTACAGGGAGAGACCTACGGATTTTGTAAACCTACAGTTACAGTTAGAAGAGATTGTACTTCCATCCCCTGATATTGCTTACGACGTAGATGGGATAAGCTACGGTGGCGGTTACGTCATAAACAGGAAGGCTGGGTACAAGATGACCACAGAAAACATTCCTGATTATATCGAGCAGGGTACCGTTATGACCGTAAACCTTACGGTTCATCCAGATGCCGCTTTTAAAATATATGACACGGAAAGCGGTAGTAGTCACCATTTATCTAAAAATGTTTTAGGCAGAAAGGACACTTACGCCAGAATGGATGAGAGCGCACCTCAGGGCGAGAAGATGTTGACTGAGAGAAATTCCTACGGAGGAAAGGGGGCTGGTGTTTTTGATTCTATGTCTTGGACCCCTGAGGACACTTCTTTAATACCTGAGGGTGAGACAGCAATTCCTGTCGTTTGTGGGACATCAGCAAGCAATGCGCTTTCAATAGCTGGTAGGGCGCTAACCTTCTCCTGTACTATTCAGTTCAATCAGGAAATAAGCGCTAATTCCAAGCAAATAGTAAGGAATGCAGTTTGCCAAGCAATTTCTGGTGGATCGGTTGCTCCAGCTGATATAGGGACGAATATTACTGTTTTAGATTCAGTATCTACATCATCATACTCGTACAACATTGGTTTGAACGATGAGAATGGCGTTGACAACATCCCAGTTGTCAATGGAGACGACTACAGAAAGAGATTAATAAACGCGGTATTGCCTGTCAATCCAGACCCCAACACAGCACCGCTTGGCTACTTCATAATAAATTCAGCAGACGTTTCATTCTCCTTAAATAGGAATGAAAATCCTGAGGCCATGGACCCTGACGAGGAGTATAACGGATACCTCTACTTAAACCTAGACTCTTTAACAAACATCCAGACCAAAAACTGCATACCAGTTCCCTTGGCTGATTTTGGAGATTTCATTTCACCTAATACTTTGGTAGACGCCCCTGGTATCCACTCTTGGGCCATATACTCTAGTTCCTACGCCAACGCGGAAATCTTGTACCCCAACATCCTAGATGTATCAAATGGGGAGGAGGAGACGGTAAACTATAATGGTTTTTTTGAGGCCATAACCCATGTTAATAATGGTGGAGCGCTCAACAATCCTGCAAATGAGCAGGCCCAACTATATTGGCCTTTATTTTTTGAGGAGTCCTCAATATACGGTAGCCTAACTGATATAGGTGATTTGGTTAGCAATTTTTCTTTATTAGATGGGGAGCAGGGGCCTGATTCTTTGACTTTTAAGGATCTGGAGACCTACGTCACTAATGTTGCCACCAGCAATATAATACCAAATAATGAGCTAAACACAAGTACTGGATCAGTAAATTACCTAAACCTTTTTGGGGATCAGGGGTTTGTGTATACTGCCGTTTACGCCACAACAGGAGATAGGATAATTAAAAGAATCGGTGTTGATTTAGAGGACTCACTTTCTATTGGAGCTGTTTTTCTTGTTAGTTACAGGGATGCGTTTAACCAAGATGGAGAGTCCATACTGGAGGAGAAGGCTTGTCAGGTTGAGATAATTGATTTCAACAGTTATCTGACTGACTCTGGATTGGTAAACTACGATAGGTCATTTAAGACTGAGTCTAATCATGACTTTGGTGTTGTTTACTACGACGAGAGGGGTAGGGCTGGAAACGTAAACAAGCTTCCGACTGTTTATATTCCTGGTTACTCAGCGGAAGAAAGAGGGAGCATGAAGGGCAGGGTTGAGATTGGAATTCAACTAAATCACGAACCGCCTGAATGGGCTCACCACTACCAAATTGTTTATGCTGGTAATTCTAGCGTTTCAGACTTTATTCAGTACACCACTGGCGGCGCTTTTGTTGCTCAAGAAAGTGAAGAGGGATCTCAGAACATTTACGTGTCCCTTAATTACCTCCAGCAGCACCCAACCGTATCTTACTCTAAAGATTTTGGGGCGGTTAGCAATGAGGGTATTAACGATATGTATACCTTTAAACAGGGGGATAGGTTGAGGATTATATCATACTATACCAATAATGAAGACAGGATTTGGCCAAGAGATTATGATTTTGAGATCATCGACAGCGTAATCCTTACGGAAGACGTAGATACAAACCCTTTGATAGGGTCTACTGGAGATAGTGACGAGCAAATCGCCCCCCGTACGGGCAGGTTTTTAATTCTTAAAAACTCTCCGTTCGCCGCTGGATTTACTTATCAGGACGTGCTTGCAGCCGAGGACGTCAACACAAACTCTCATCACTGGAATGACAGGTGTGTTGTAGAGATATATTCTCCACTCGACAAACAGAGCTCTGAAAACAGAGTTTATCACGAGACTGGAAATGTTTACAATACAATAAGCTTTTCAGGCGCAACTGTAGTACACCAAACAAACCCAGTACTCCTTAGAAACGGAGATATTTGGTGGAGAAGGGTACCAGTAAACATGCCTGATTATGATGAAAACAACAACCTGTTTACCAATCTAATAACCAGTGAAACCTCGCCGTCTAAGTTTCGAGATTACTACCTTGAAACCAACAGGTTCAACGATACGTTAGTGGACTCTAAACAGTACTCATTTGGAAAAATAAAAACGATATCACCTATCAACAAGGAGATTCGCAGAGACAGCTCAATCACTTACTCTGACAAGAATAATTATGCTAGTCAGCTAGTTAGGTTTACGTCGTTTAATCCATTTAAGTTGCAATTCAAAGATTTGCCAGCTGAGCACGGGGCGATAAACTACATTCTAAACTACTCAGACTCAGTGTTTTGCATACAAGAAGAAAAGACCTCTGTCCTTCCTGTAGATAGAAGCATCCTGTCTGATGCATCTGGAGTGGAGAGCCTTATCGCTTCAAGCAAAGTGCTGGGTGCTCAGAAGTTCTATGCTGGTGCGTACGGATGCGACGACAATCCTGAATCAGTTGTCAAGGTAGATAATTTCATTTACTTTGCCAATAAGTCAAGACAGCAGGTATACAGATTTTCCCCAGATAGGGGTGTGTCGGTTATTTCTGAGGGTGGGATGAAGCAGTACTTTAGGTATTTGTTCAATAGGGTTCTTGGTGCTCAAACTGCTGAATCAGGCGTTAGGATCGTTGGGGGTTATGATCCTTTGAAGGATGAGTTCTTGATATCTATTATGAATGCTACCGTTCTCACAGAACCAACCCCATTCTTTTATGAGCCCCCAGTTGGAAATCAAATTATTGATGAGGTTGACACGTCTACTGGTGCCGACCCAATAAGCATAACCGATGTGGAGGCTCTTGAAGTCGTGTTTGAGGATTTATTGGTTATTACCACTGGCCCAAATGGAGTCGTAGCCACTGGAGTCGTAACGATAGACAATATAACAGACCCATTAACCTTACTTGTTCTTCCTCTCCCATCGAGCTATCAAATTACTGGGAGTGAACTGTCAATTGAGATTGTCGTGGAAGCTGTTGGCTCATTTACTGAACTTGCAACCTCGGCAACAACTGTCTACTCAGATTCCATTATACTTGATTCTTCGGTCATCATAAATACGGGTGAGAACTACCTATCTTTGCTTGACCCTGAGACTGAATACAATCTTTTCGCTGGGGTGTTTAATGCTGATGGCTCTATTGTTGCGTATGAGGAGATTGCTTTTACAACACCCTCAGAGGGCGTTGCCCCAGTAGAAAGTGAACCTGTTTACGACATTGCTGATTTTCAATACGAGTATGATGAGAGTGGGGTTTCAGGGCCTATTGGGTACATAACAACTGTAAACACTTACTCAGACTCATCAAATCCGTACTCAGTAAATGTTTATCTCGTTCAGGGAGCCGAGAGCGCTGACGATGTAAACTGGACCAATGAGCCTGTAGGTATTGGTGATGGGCCTAGTGGGCTATTTGATATCTTCTCGGCAAACGTGGTGGCTACCGCTAGCTTTATTAACCTGGAGTCAAACCAGATATTGACGCTCACCTCTGATTCTATAGTAGAATATTCGCCTGTCACTGGCGGTGGAGCGGTTGATGTTAATCAACCTCACCTAGCCATTGTGTATTTGTCCGAATCAAATGTAATTCAAGACGTACTCTACTCCCCTATACCAGCCTTCGTTGATGTGTCACTTAGCCCAACACCGCTTAGCATTATAGCAACAGAGGGCCTTACGGTGGGGGAGGCAGGTACTCTATCAAGCTTGACTTCCGACGGCCTAGCTGCTGCTATAAATTCAGTACTTAACAATCCTGAATTAGCCAACCAACTCACGGCAGACGAACAGGCATCTGCGGCTTTATTTTCTACTGATGTTGATACTGACATAGGTGGTGATGGAGCAATTGGAACGAATGATCTTTTGGCGCTGCTAACAACGTATGGTGCGATTATTAGCAGAATCAACCAATTGGGCGCACAGGGGGTTGAAGGTTTTGAAGCGTTTGGTAACGATAACGATGCATTGTTTATTGAGCCAGGCAGTCCACTACTAGATGACTTAGAATAATACTACAACATGGCAATAACTAGCTCGAACAATACTACTGTAGCTTTCGACAACACAGACAGATTCTGGAAGACGAGGTATTCCTTTTGGTCTTCTTGTTATGGCTGGTTGAACAACATTCTAACCTCTGGTAAAAACGCACAGGACTTAGGTGGGCAGACGGATCTTGTTTACAGGCATAACAGTAGCGGTGCAGAGATCAACGATTTTCATGGTAATGGATCAGTGGGCAGCGTTGTTCAGGTATCGTTCAACGACAACGTGTCAGCCAACAAGATATTTAAGTCAATATCCGTTGAGGGTACACAGAACATAGAAAACAGTATATCGCTCGTCTCTGTCAACTCCGACAACCTCCCCGTAAAGTCATTCAACTTTGGAACGGTAAAGGACAAGGGCGGTATCCTGTACGCTGACATGGGGAAAAATATCTTTGGGGGTTCAGCAAATGTAAAGTGCCTTGGGGTGATTACTGGGGTGAGACCCATTAACCCAGATAGCGCAATCGTTCCAGACGATTTCTTGCCAGATGGTTATGAGCATCCACTGACCGATCAGATAAGCGCCGCTGACTCAGTAGCTTTTGATGCTGACAGGTACTGGGCCATAAAGGTTCAGGGTGGTGATCTGACTGCGCAAAGCCTGCCTAGCTGGAGACAGGTTGGTGACGAGAATAAATATCACGGTGGCCTGTACTTCGTTAAAGATATTGATGGCGACTACGTGGGGGATTATAATCAGATGAGCCAGAATCTTTTGACGGGGCTGTACTCTGCTTTAAGAGATAAGAACGCTACCAATGACTTACGGTTTGCCGCTGACATGCAAGATATTGGTAGGCCCTCAGCTGAAGAAACCTTCGATATCCCTAATTATTACGCTGGGGAGAAGATACTTTACACAAGGACAGACTTCGAATCCACTCTTGACCAGAGTTTCGTTGAACAGTACTTTGCCGACGACGGGAGTGGAAATGGCACCCTTAATTACGAAACCAAAAGGTATGCCCTCTACCAGGTTAGTGAGAACGCTATTTTTGGGGATGAGCCTAGGGGTCAGTACTGTGATCTGACTATCGCATTTGGAAGCGAGAAGTTTGAGATGTATGCCCTCAACCTAAACTACGAAATAACTAACCTCGATCATTCTAGATGATTGTTGATTATATTTGCATTATGGTGGAATTTTTACAAAACTTAATCTTTGGGGTGGACTACCCAGGGTTGACACTAGCTCTCGATCCAATAACTATAGCTCTTATGGCTCAGGGCATTACCAAAGGGGTGCAGGGCATTGTCCAGTCTAGGGCAGGAAAGAAAACAAGAGACGAAGGTAGAGACCTCTTTGACAAGCAAGTAGAAGACTTTCGATCTGGAAAGTACGACCTCTCTCTTGGTCAGGGCGTATACGACGCCTATACTAACACACAGAGACTGGCAGAGGAGGCGGCAGCAAGAACTGGAGAGGCTGGCAGATCTGCAATAAGCAGCGCTATAGCAAATACACGATACGGAGACCCAAGAACAGCTTTTCTCACCCCTAAGACAGCCCAGACAGTTATGAGTGGGGTTAATGACGCTAACATAAAGGCGGCTAATGATCAAGCAGCCGCCACTATGGGGTTGGCTACCACTGAGCAGGGTATAAAGACGGCAAATGAAACGACCAGGCAGCAGATGGAGTCTATGTTGATGGCGAGGGGGGCTGGCATGGAGCAGCAGGGGATACAGCAAAGGCAGGAAGGAATCAATACTGCAATTGGTGGTTTTGGGGATGCTACTGGTGCGGTTGGAGCGGAGCTGGCCAGCGGAGACGGCGGCCTAGACACCGATTATCTGAAGTATTTGGGGGTTAGTGGTAAAGGGGGGATGAGAGTCCCTAAGTATGTTCTTGGGGGGATGCTTGGTCGCATGATTAGCTCAGGCATGAACACTATGGCTAGCTCAGGCATGAACACTATTGGAGATAGAGTGGCCGAGTCGGCAATGGAGGGTATTGGTAGAAGAAGAGCCGCTAAGGGGAAAGACACAAGGTTGTTTGGGTACACGGCTGAAGATTTTGACGCAGAAGGAAATCTCGCAAATAATGATAGTGGTGACATCACCATAACCGTCAGCAAAGACGGTGAGGTTCAAAGTATGCAGGACGGTGGCGTCGCCCCAGAGATACTCCCAGGAGAGTTTGACCATGGCAGTAACCCAATTCATATGGTGGATGACAACGGCAACAAGGTTGCTGAAGCGACAGGTGGTGAGATACTGTTTAACAATACTCAATCAAACAACCTGATTAGACTGCTTCAGTCTGGCGACCCTGAAGCTCTGTATGCTTACCTTGCAGAACTAATGCAGTCCCCTCAATTTCAGATGGAGGTTGAGGAGTACAATTCAGAATTAAATGGCTGATTTATTCTCAAACGTACCGATTCCGCAACCGTTAAATCCGTTGCAGAAACCAGATGCGTCATCAAATTCACTGGTTCAACAGTTAGCCAATGCGAAGCAACGGCAGTTTGAGATGTTTCGAATGGGCGAGAACGCCAGACGGGACGACTTAAACACACTATTGGAGTACGATGCCTATAAGCTAGGGCAGTCGTTTGGTGCGCTTTACAATATGCAGGCCGAAAGGGTGAAGGACCAGATCATGAATGGTAACCTTTCCCCTTCGCAGTCTAAAGCTCTTGTACTTGGTCTGATTAACGACTACAACAAGTACTACAACATACACGCCAAGCCATTTAATGAGACTTGGGATATGCACATGAAGTTAGCCACTGACCCCAGGCTTTTGGATCAATACAACGAGAACCTCCCTATTGGTCAGGTTTATACACCCATGGAGGTTGGGCAATTGGCCGACATTAAAAACCAGCAGCTAAACCAGAAATTTGATATACTTGAGGGTGAACCAATCTTCCAGGAAGATGGTAGCGTTCAGGTTTATGACCCAATAGCAGATGCGTACGTGAAGCCTGAGATGCTGACTGGTATTGGTACGTACGACAACCTATTTGCTGGGCAAGTGAGCAACCAGGACATAGGGGATCTGTATGATTGGGGTAGTAGTCAGCAGGCAAAGGAAGTTGTAAATGTTGGGGGTAGATGGAACGAGGAGGCTGCCAATAAATACTTTAACAGCCACGTCAATTTAGAGAACAGAGAGGGTCAGGTTCACAGGTCTCAGCTTTTAGCCTCTTACGAGAATGCTCTCGAAGACACAGAGTCTGATCCATTCTTTACCGATGCTCAAAGACAGGTGTTCATAACAAAAGACCCAGAAAGCCCAGCCTATGAATCTGTTTGGGGTGACGGAGGCCTGGCTGACAGCCTGTTTAGAAGGGCAGAGGAGATGGAGCTGTGGAAAGACGCTACATACTTTGAGCCAAATACAATAGCCTCTGACGCTGCTAGAAGAAATCAGAGAAGAGCAGACAGGGAATTGCAGGACATGCTCATAACGTCTGGACAGATGGAGCCGTCAGCCCCAATCCTAAACGGTCCAGCAACCGCTAGGTATATAAGAAAGGTAGGTGATAAAACCACCATCTCCATTAGCACTGAGGATGGGGGGTTGATTAGCGTTATCCCAGAATACCACTACATTAATGAAGGTGGACGACACGTCCTTAAGTACAGCACTACTGGAACAAACCTAACCCCTCAGGTGATGAATCAATTTGCCTCGCAGGGGGGTGCTGGGATGACTGCCCTTACCAGTGGAGAGATTGAGCTTAGTGGTTCAAACTATGACGCTGTTGACAGGTACATAATGGCTAAGTTTGGTGGCGCTAGGTTGAGTGACTTGGTTCCTGGGGAGCTACCAAAGTCAAACCCAGACACCCAAGTTGGTAGCGGATACTTGTTGAATGACATGCTTGGAACTCCTGAAAATCAAGAATTGGAAACTTCAGGGATTTCAGTTACTAGTTTAAGGCCAGAAGGTTATTACGGTTTAAATGAGAACGATGCCAACCTTAGTAAGTTTAAAGATGTCTTAAGGGATAATGGGGTAAACCAGGAGGCTGTTGATTTTATTATGAACTCAAAAGACTTCTACAACAGACTTCAAGCGAGTGGATACGAACCTTTACAGGGCTCCGCTGGAGGAGGTATATCAGGTTCTCTTTATGGAGTCAGAACTAGAGCTGCCCGTGCTCTTGGGATAGAAACAGGAGAAGATAAAAACGTCCAGTTGGCGGTAGACGTTGCGTTGCAACTGCTAAGAGAAAACGGTATGATCAATGAATGATAATTTACAGACCATCTACAACCTTATGGTTGATAGAAACTTTTATCAGGGGAGCTACGATGATTTTGCGGCTTCAATGTCATTGGTTGACAATCAAAAAAAACTGCACCAACTAGTCGTTGATAAGCAGTTGTACCAGGGTGACTTCAATTCTTTCTCTGCGTACCTGAATACGCCTATTAAAAAAAAAGACTCGATCGCAACAGCCCCTCAAGAAACAGCATTCTTTGGAGATGGCTTAGGGGGGTTTGGGGACTTCTTCGATGATGTGAGTCGCGCCATGGCCGCTCAGTATGGTGAGGGGAAGTTGACAAAAGAGGTGGCAGACATGATGGGGGGTAACATAAGTGACGAAGACTTAGAGAAATATGTTTCGGCCACTGATGAGATCCAGAAGTACGGTATGTCGGACGAGAGAAGGGCCTGGGAGCAAGAAATTAGAGATGAGGGGGATACCGTGTGGAACACGGTCTCTGCTTACTGGCACAACCCTACAGTTCTTTTTGAAGACGCTCTCGGTTCACTTGCTGGACTTGTTGGACAAGAGCTCAACACTGGTGTTGTTACAGGGTCTACCCTTTCAGGGGCTGCTACTGGAGGCGCAATTGGAGCTACAGCTGGGGGTATTGGCGCTGGGCCAGGGGCTGCGGCAGGGTCTTATTGGGGACTGAGAAGTGGTATTGGTGCTGCGTCAGGGGTTCTTGATGCAACAGCTACGTTTTCCAACTATTTGAGAGAGGAGTTGGAGTCGAGAGGCATGGACTTGACTAAAGAGAACGCTAGAAAGATTTTAGCCGACGAGGAGTGGCTACAAGAACACAGGAATAAGGCCATCAAGGGTGGGGCCATGATTGGTGTTTTTGACTTCATCACCTTTGGTCTTGCAGGAACAGCCTCTAAAGGAGTTACAAAGCCAATATCTAAAACATTAGTGGCTGGTAGTGTCGAGGCGGCTGGAGGGATGGCTGGGGAGGCTGCCGCTGAGCTCTCTAGAGGCGAGGAGCTTTCTCCTTCTGCGATTGTTGCAGAAGCTGCTGGGGAGTTTGGTATGGGTACAATTAGTGCTGGCCGCCAAGGGGTTACAAAGGGCGTTAAAAGTATGTCAGACGTACTCAACCCACCCAAGTACTATGTGAACGGCAAAGAGCTTACAAAGGACGATTTTACGCAGTTCATAGAGACAGAAAAAGATCTCACTGTGGACAACGACGGTAACCCACTTGACATAAAAGTAGAGAACGATAAGGAGACGGCTAAGGTGGTGGAGGAGAAGGTGATGGATCAGACCATCGAAAAGTCAATCGACCCATCCATCCAAGGGGAAGACAGGAAAAAACTAGTTGCTCTGGAAAAGGAGCGAGCTCAGAAAGCAGACTCTAAGTGGCAGTCCTCAAAGAGAAGGGTCCAGGAGATTGATAAGGAGATCGACGAAATCCTATCTAAGGAGCGCCCTGAGGCAACCGAAAACAACACGCAGGCCGAAGCGGAGGACAAGAGGAGGTACAAGGAGGAGTTAGAAGCGGCTAAAGAGGCTGATCCAGAAGGGATGTGGAGCGTAACCGTTCCTGATGATGAGTCTATTGATAAAGGTACAGTTGTCAGAACTGACGGTGGGGTTGCGCTGGTGGATGAGAGTGGAGACATCAGAGGTCTTGGTAAGACAGACCCAGAGGCTAAAGGTGTTGGCCCAAGACTGGTTAAGGCTGCCGTAAAAGCTGGGGGCAGGATACTGGACAACTTTGACATGCCGTACCTAACCAAGATATATAAGGATAATGGTTTTAGGATTGTTTCTAGAACTCCCTTTAATGAACAGTACGCACCAAAAGAGTGGAATAACGAAAAGCACGGGAAGCCTGATGTCGTTCTGATGGTTTATGATCCAGACGGTAAGATGAATATTACCGAAGAGACTTTTGGTACTTGGGACTCAGCAAACGCATACCGAGAAAAAGTCCTTGCCGACAATCAAAAACAACAGCAAGAGGCCAAGGCGAAACAAGAGCAGCAACAAGCCTCAAACAGAGCAGACGACCTGAGAGAACAGAGAAGGAGGTTTACTGTACGAGCGCAAAGAACCTACAAGCAAATCAAGGACGACATCGTCAACAACCCTGAGAACTATTTTACACCTCAGAAACTTGCTGACATCAGGGCTGACCTTGAAAATATGACGATGGACGAACTTGTTGCCAACATGAACGAGACGTCTTTGTCAAACCTTATTAATGTACAGGATCAGACAGGAGTCCTTGCTGGTATTGAGGCGCTAAACAGAGCTATGGCCGAGGGTACCCCAGAGGGCAACCAAAAGGCAGCTGCTATCGTAGAGAGGCTTGGAAAGCTAGGGACCAGCGTGGGTAGACTGCTTAGACATTTTGGTGAGTTAAAGAACTCTACCGTAAAGGGGATGTATGATGTTGTTCTCTCTGATGTGGAATCCAAGGGTCAAAAACTTACAGATGCCCAGAGAGAAAAGCTTATAGGGCTGCTGGAGCCAGTCCTTAGGCTGCAAAAAGAGATGGTTGAGTTGATCAAGGAAAGAAACCAACCATACGACATGACTGATGTCGAGCTCTTGAGAATGGAGAACGACTTCAGGAAAGTTGGGGACCAGTTGAACCAAGCTCAAAAGAGGTTGAACCAGTGGATGAACGCCAACGTAGAGAGGGGTGCTGGAGAGCTTGGCACCATGCTTATACAGGGTAACTTGTTGACACCTATGTCTCAGGCGACAAACATATTTGCCAACATTGTAAACATGGGGCTGGCCATCCCAAGAGACTTTATCTCATTACCGATAGATGTCGCGATTCGATGGGTGTTGAAAACTACACCCCCTGAAAGGCAGTACTCTCTTGCTGCTTACATGCACGGTCTTAGGATGATGGGTCCTGCATTTGTGAATACGCTGAAGAATGAAGTGATCAAAGGGGAGCCATCAGAGTACGTAACTGAATGGAGGATTCAGCGTGGGTTTATGCCGATTATGTCATTCCTGCAAGCTTTCCATGGTACTGGAATTGGTACCAAATTAGCCAAGAAGTACGGGATGGAGGTCGATGCGCCTATCAGCAGCAAGCAAAGAATAAAGCTAGGAATTCAGGGTTCGTTTGGGGTTCCAGCTGAGCTCATGTTTAGGCTCCTTTCTCTTGGTGATACTCCGTTTAGAAAGTACATGGAGGGTAAAGTCCTGTATCAAGCTGCAAAGGCTAGAAAGTTAGAAGGAAGAGAGCTGGAGTTGTTCTTAAAGTACCCACCAGAGGACGTCATGCAGGAGGCGCAGAGGGAGGGGAGGAAGCTCACCTTCCAGGAGAAGACGGACACCTCAGAGACCCTTGAGGCGTTAGTCTCTGGTGGTTCAAGAATTTTGAGCAAGATACTCGGCAGGGATATAGCTGATTTTGTGGTAAGGACTCAGGTCCCGTACGTAAGAACACCAGCTAACATTTTGAGCGAGACAATGAAGTATTCTTCATTTGCATTTGCTATGGCTTCTGCGTCTAAAAAGATTTATGATGGCAAGATAACTGATGCATCTCAAGATATAGCCAAGGGATTCATAGGCCTTATGATGGCTCAGCTTGCTCACAACCTCATCGCAGAAGGACTGCTTTCAGGGGAGATTGAGTACGAGGAGGATGAGAAGAAGAAGAACTTGTCTTACGATCAATTCCCACCCAACTCAATAAACGTCTCAGGACTACAGCGTCTTTATAATGGGGACGACCCTGCTGTTCAGCCTAACGATAGATTCTTCAACTACACCAAGTTGGGTATACCAGGCGTCATACTTGGGTCTAGGGCCACTCTAGCTGGGTCTAGGGTTGATGAGGTAGAGAAGGGGTTTGATTTGTTTAGGGAAATTATTGGGTTGCAACCGCTTTCAACACTGAATCACGTTCTCAACCAAAGCTTCTTGCAAGGGGTCAACAACTTGACTCAGATGATTGGTGAAACCGATGAGGAAAGGCTGTATGATAAATTTGAGAAGTGGGTTTACGGTACATCGAAAGCCATGACATCTATAGTCCTTCCAAACACATTCTCAGCTCTAAACAGGGCTAACAGAGAGTTCCTGCCAGACACAAGGGTTCTGGAAGATATGAGCAGATCTGAGCGGTTTATGGCAAGGTTGAAATATACCATCATGGACAGAACTTTCAACCTGGACAGTGCCGTTCCTGTTAGAGTAAACTGGAAGGGAGAGAAGATCAAACAGACACCAACTGGAGCTGATCCCTTCGCGTATCACTTGTACAATATTTTAAAAGCGAGAAATGCCGAGGCCGATCCAATATCAAATGAGGTATACCGACTTTACAACAATACTGGGGAGGTGTCAACCCTGGTTTCTACACCGTACTTCGCAAGAGCAAGAGCCGTGAATGTGCCAGACATAAACAGCAAGAAGCACCTCAACGCTGTGCTGGCTACTGGAAAGCAATACAGTTTCTTTGGCGACCCAGAATTTACTGCATCCAGAATTAAGTTAAACACAGAACAGATCAATGCGTTGATGGAGGTGGCTGGTAAAGAGAGGTATGCCCTGGCTCAACAAGTCATGGCTCATCCAAACTATGCCAACCTATCTGATGAGGGCAGAATTCAAATATTGAACGCGGTAAACGACAACTTCCGAAGCACACTCGAATTAAACGAGTACGGAGGCTTCAGAAATCACACCGTACTGATGTTAGACTTTATAGAAGAGATGTACAGGAATGAGCGAGGACAAGAATAAAAAGAAGATTAGAGACACTAAGCTTGGTCAGTGGCTAAAGGAAAAGGCACCAGGCATACTTGACGCCGTTGGGGATTTACTTCCTGATCAAGGTGGGTTAGGTGTTGTAAAAAACCTGCTGGATAAGGAGCCAGACATATCTCCAGAAGAGGCTAAGGCTATGGTTGACGCTGAAATCGCCTATCAGAATAACGTGACTGAGCGTTGGAAGGCTGATATGGGGAGCGATGTTAAAATAGCCAAAGTAATAAGGCCGTTAATGTTAGTAACATTAACATGTATTTTTTTAGGTCTTGTGATCTTCGATTCTCTTGACAACCAACCATTTAACGTCAAAGATAGTTACGTATCTTTGTTGGAAATATTAATGCTAACTGTATTCGGTGCCTATTTTGCTGGTAGAACTGTAGAAAAGACTAAAAAGTCATGATGGACAATCTTAGCCACTTTGAGTTTTTAATGCTGGCAATCACGCTAGTAGGTGGTTGGGTTAAATTTCATGCCGATTACAATAAGCTTTCGGCTAGAGTAGAAGCTTTAGAGAACGACAATGCCGAGTTCAAAGCTGACGTAAAACAGCTTCTAAAAGACATTCAAGAGATTAAGCTGCTATTAGCTAAGAACCAAATGCAATGAATCGCTTGATCCTCATTCTTTGCCTGCTCTCACAGTACGGGGGATCAGGACAGGATTCTTGCGCTGTTTTCGATGTGCCTACCCCAGCTGTAAAAATGATGGGGTACAATCCAGACCCACCGTCCTGGAAGAACGTAAACTACGTAGTACACATACATTACACTGATAGCTTCCCTTACGAGTATAGCTTATTGGGTGATACAGTTATATGGGACGCTCACGAACACCTGAATGAGGAGTTCGAGGAAGCTATGTTTACCTTCGACCTTCTTGATATAGAGTACCACAATCTAGATGAGGTAGAAGGCATGGAGCCAACTCTTGAGTTGTACAATACCTGCGTTCCTTATAGTTACTACGGTTGGACAACAGTAAACAACTATTTAGAAGACATCGTTTGGGATAGAGAGCTTTACATGAATGTGCACGTGTTCCCTCAGTTCTGCTCAGGCATTCTTGGTTTTGCATGGACAGCATACAATGAGAACGTAGAGATGGACGGAGTGTGGGTTAGGTCAAATGTTTTTGGTCGCATTGGTGATCATCTTTGGGGGGTTAGAGATGAGAACAAGACGCTTATCCATGAAGTAGGACACTACCTTAGTTTGCACCACGTCTTTAACGGAGTTGACTACTGCGGTGAAGACCTTGGTCCTTGCGAAGAGACAGGCGACTACGTGTGTGACACCCCTCCCACTAAGGTGAACTGGAGTTGCGAAAATCCTATATGCCCTCCTGGGGCGTATAACTACGAACCGAACAACCACATGGATTACTACGTAGATTCATGCAGAACGAACTTCACTGAGGGGCAGATAGAGCGTATGCATGATATGATTCCAATCACCCGTCCAGGTCTAGTCAACAATGACGCCAGTGTTTGCGTGGGGGATATAAGCGGAGATTACGTGGTTGGCATGAATGATATGCTGTTGATGCTGGCCAACTGGGATAACTTGTACTGGGAAGATGGCGACATGAACGGCGACGGATTCTTTACAGTAACTGACGTTCAGATCGTGCTTGCGCAGTGGGGAACTATTTGCTTTGGAGCCGAATTAGATCCATTTTACAGGGAAGAACAGTTCGACACCTCAGTAATCAGTAAAGTATTTCCAGACTCGGTACGAGGGGAGTGATTTTAAATCAGCCAGGTAGATCTTCGTGATTACGTCGTCGTTCTTGGGCCTCGTGTACTTCTTTAAGTATGCATCCTTCTTGTTCTTTACAACAACGTCCTCTACGTTCTCCTCGCACCACTTCAGCAGTTCTTTTCTCTTCACGACAGCAAACCCACCCTCTTCTGGCATCTCAAAAGCTATGATCCCTGCCTTTCCGTATAACCACCCAGGGTTTCCCTGTACGTTTACAAACTCACACCAAATTTCATCAGGCAGGTTACTTCCCTTTACGTCAACAGAATAAACCTCATCTCCCTCCCCATACTTCAACCAGAAATCAATGTGACTTTTCCTATCGATTTCTATTGGGGTCTTCTTGACCTTATACCCAACTGAAATTGCGGTACGTTTAAATCGTTTCTCAGTCACCCCACCGTACTGCATTGAATAATCTTTTCTTGCTTTACTGAATGAGGGGTTAAATCTGTCAAAATTACCCATCGGAATATTCTTTTGCTAGTTCGCGTATTAAGTCTAGTTCGAGGTTTATATACTGCCTCAATGTTACCACGATTTCCCCAACGACTTCAGCGTCGCTTATTGGATCTCCGTCTTCGTCGTGCAACATTTCAATGACCTCGGAGAGATTGTAGTACATTCTGTCAAATGCATCAAAATATCTCTCACTTAGTTCGTTTTTGTCCATATTTTAATAGTATATCATGTATCGCTTCATTTACCTGTAAGGTCGTGCGACACAAGTATACGTCATAATGTAGGTCATTGTCAACTAAATACTTCAAAAAAAGTTTCCACCTCATAGGGAAGTCGTGATGTGAACTTAACCAACCCTTAGTCTCTATGATCCAGTTCTGTCCTTTTACCCCCATAAAATCAGGGGTGTAGCGAATTGGCTGCTGTACGGAATTACTCCTATCTGTAAGGTTTTTTTTCTTCGCCGTCATCTTCAGGTACCTGTGTGGAAACCTGAATGAAGGCACTAACTCGAACTGCGTTTTTTCATAGGCAAAGCTCACCCCAGATTCACGCAGTGCATCTGCGCACGACTTTTCTAAACCACTCTTATACTTCCCAAGATTTCTTTTAGAAGAGCTTTTCCTTTTTTTCGTCCCCTTCTTATTCTTCTTCATTTATGGCAAAGTTACACGCTAATCCGATGCGCTTTTCTCTGACATAAAGTTAAGGTTGAATGGAATAGGCTTAACTACCTCTTCTACAGACACTTGAAAAAGCGGTGACTGACTAACCCAGGCTTTAAATGCTGTTTTGGATGTGTCCATAAACATCAAGAATGGGTCGTCATATGGGGTGGGTTGACCTCCAGTTTCCGTCTCCCTTACCTTTCGAACATGAATTTCAGTCTTGCCTCTTGTGTGTGGATCCTGGGCTTGCACCTTGCGGTGAACGGTGAGGAAGCAGTCTGCCCTGTTTACGAACTTACCACCACCTTCAGTGTCTTCAGCAAAAGGTGCAACAGGAAGACCATCGTCACCCTTTCTCCGTTGCGCCTCTGTAACAGCATGCATATTCACCCAAATGGCAACGTTGCGGTTTTTTGATAATTTCAAAAACTCTGAAGCAGCCTCGTAGTGATACTCATGCGAGCTCAAAGATGACTGCCCTAAATCAATCCTAAGGCTGTTGTAGGGGTCTACGAACACCCCGTCAATGTCTGAATTAGCCATCACCTTTTCTGTGTACAGCAGTATGTCAGAATAGCTCAATAGGTCCTTATTGCTTATCACCACAAAGTGATCAAGCACCCATTTGTATGCAGCCTTTCTTTCCATGTGGGTCATGTTATTGACCTTCTTGTTGTGCCTGAACTCCATTAACAGCTTTTTTACTGACGCTGTCTTGTTTTCAGATGAATAGATTACCCACTTCCAGTTATGTCGCACAGTAGAGTTGGCGATGAGGTACAACGCCACTGTTGTCTTACCCACATTGGAGTGACCATTGATCACTACAAATTCTTTCTTGTACACGAAATACTTGTCAAACATCTCATTACCCGTGGTCAGACCTGTTTCAATGTCACCACGCGCAAAGTCTTCGATCCACTTGAAGTCGTCATCATCAGAAGATATGAACGACATGTCCCCATCATTGACTTCTGCGTCACGGATCATTTGGCGCTCGCTGTTGAGCGTTTCGAAGATTGGCTGTCGCTTACCGTCCTCAATGCCGTCTATGATAGTGGAGAGTGCTGATGCTTCTGAGTCGATGTCTCTTTTGCATATCTCACGCAGTAGGATACGCTTCGCCTCATCCTCTTCAACAATTCCCCCTGCAATAAATCCCCCACACAGTCTAGCAGCCTCAAGCAAAGCCTTGTGCTTCTCGCCGTCAGGTGCAGATGCCACCTTCATTACGGCAACATTCAGTCGCTTGTAATTAGTCGTACCTGCTTGGTAATCAATGACTTGCGACTTATTACCTGAATCTTTACTTGAAGATAACTTACCAAATTTGCTGTACTCTCCTTTTATTACAATCTCAGGATCGTATGACTCGTAACACATACGAGAAAGGTTACGCCCTGTTTGATCGATCTCTAACCCATACCTCTCATCAAAGTACCGTGTTAGTGCGTTGAAGTGTTCGTCGTGCCTCTCCGTGTTTGTGATTTCAACAAGCGCCTTAACGCCGTTCCCACTCGGTGAAGCCCAACATGAATAAACGTAATCATCCAGAGCCAGGGTGTTTTTGGTCTGTGCAACGTCAACGTGATCAAAGTCGAGGACCACAAACCCACTGTGCTCGAATAAGGAGTCGTCCGTCCTCTGCGTGAACTCCCCACTAAATAGTACGCACGGTAGAAATAGCTTTTCTTTTTTCTCCCCACTGCGAATCTTCTCAACCCTCTCTTTTGACTTACCCTCTGCGATACGATTGAGGGCGGTTCTGATATGAATGTATTGAGGGTTTTTTGTTTCATAGGTGTCTTTAAATATGGTGATCTTACTCATCGTCCATTGCAATCATTAAAAGGATGAGGTATCCTGCTAAATCCATCACCGTGTCCTCAGTGTTATCATTGATGCCTTTGTTGCTAATTCGCTTCAGCTTGTCATCAATTCTCACTTTGATGCTTTCTCCTGATTCGAGTTGCGAAAAAATGCCTATGGGCTCCAAAGCGGCGTTTCCATAGGCATCGTTCTTGCTCAACAGAAGTGATTTCAAGTCATCACATTTCTTTTCGATTTTGTCTCTTGTGTTCATCTTTCGTTAACTGTGAGGTTGCTATTAACTTCTTACTCTTGATTTCCCTGACCATCACCGTGTTGTTTTTCTTTTTTGACCCTGGGTACAGTTCAGCCCTGAGCCTACGCATAGTTTTTCCATCGTAGTTCATGATATCTGACGGGTCGTCAAACACGGACACTACCCACACGGAGCGCTCAAGTACACGTTTATTTTTCTTAAACGCGACCTGAACGTCCATGTAGTAGATTGGGGCTCCCTTAGAACGGGAGGTCATCGGTTGTCTCCTTTGAAGCTTGGCGTTCTTCACGCTTCTTCTTCGCAGCAGCACTATTGGGGTCGAACACACTGCAACACGGCTTGTCGTTCTTACTACGGAAGATCTTCAAGTACACGTTACCGCCCTCACCCTTCTCATTTCGAGAAGTAGCGTACTTCTTCGCCATCTCGACCAACTCGTGATCTTTGAAACGAATTTTGTACCCAATGTGTTGGCCATCATCAAGTGTTCTGTCCTCGGTGTATCCAACAAGGACGCTGTCATAACTAGTCTCGCTCATAACAAAATATTTAAAAGTTTAACAAAAAGAGCCAAAATTGATAGGTAGGTGGTCATGTACAACCACTCGATACCTACTTGCTTCCAATCAGACCTCATACTCTAGGTAGTCGGTCATTGGATTCGTGTCATCCTCCAAGAACTTCTTGATGCGATCAAGCGCGTCAAAGAACTTCATCTCACCCGTGAACAGAGTGCTGTCTGAACACTTAACAAGCGCAGGAAGGTACGGATAAGTTTTCTCCTGCACAACCCAATAGAAGTTTTTAATACCAAACACCTCGGTGTAGATGTAAGCCTGTATGTCGTAACAGAAGTCACGAACGCTGTATCTAAACTTCTCTACACTTCTAGAGGATTTGCTGTCGCTAATGAAGTCTGTACCCAAGCAATCAAGGAATCCCTTAACCTGCACACCGTGGAGCATTTCATTGAATTCAACTTGATATTTACCACTGAGGTGGGATTGGAGAAGGCCACAGGTGTCTAGCCTGTCGATCATTTCGTTAGCCATCTTCCAATCGTCACCTGAGCAGATAATCTTACCCTCTTCTAACGCCTCGGTCTTCATGAGTTGAATCTGAGCCTTGTACTCACTAGTAAGCTTAGGGTTCTTTGCGCTTCTCGCTTTGTCAGAGAGGTGATCCATAACCCTGTCGTGGTCAAGGATGATGTACTGATCGTAAGCCTTCTCTCGCTCAAACAAGAGCATATCGTACAGCGTACCAAATGCTAGTGCATCTGATTCGTATTTCAACTCCCCCAACATATACCGATCGAACTGCTTCATGTCGCCAAGGGCATTCTTCAGTGAGGAGTAAGACAGGTGTGGCTTGCCGTATCTTTCTTGTAGTATTTCAGGTAAATTCATTTCTTTTTAAATACGTATTTGGGTTGCTTACCTCTTCCAATAAGTGCCTTGTCAAAGTATGTGAGGGCATCTTTTTCTGTATCGAAAACACCCTCGATCCTTCTTCCGTCAATGCACTTGCTGAGAAAAAACAGATTTAAATCTCGCTCTCGGCTAGCTAATCTCTTCAATCCCCTGACGCCAGTTGGAAACTTTTTAATCAAACTCCATGGTATGCTAATCAAAGTTGGTTTACCACTCCGTTTGCTCTCCTTCCTGATACCCTGCCTACAGTGGTACCAACCCTCCTTACTATGTATTGTGATCATCGAACGAACTTCTTGATTGCTTCGATTTGCTTTTCACTTAACGACTTCTCATACTTACCCATGATTGATGTAAAGGCCTTTTTCTTGTCTTTGCTGGACTTGATGTAATCAATAGCCTTTTGCATGATGTCTTGTGGTGGCTCAGTGTCTAGCATTTCCTGAATTTTTTTAACCTTTTCTGAGTTACTGCTATCTCCTGAATCCTGTTTTGCAATTGCATCTTTGACCTCATTAGCTGACGCAATAGAAGTGTCGATTCCGATTCCAAGCATAGCAAGGGCTCGTCCAATAGCAGAGGTTTCGCAATTCTCAACGTAGCTGGTTTTATTGATAATGGATGCACTCTGCACTTCGTGGGCATGTCCAGTGGCAATAACACGTCCAGTAGCATCTGCGATGGTTGTTTTGCAGACGCACTGCTCGGAGTCGAGGACGGTAAACTCAGACATAATCGTCCAATCTTTGTATCTATCCTCTTGACGAAAAAATTTGATCCGCTCATTGACTTCGACATACTGCTTACCTCGAATGTTCGTTGTTTTGAATTTGTAATTGCTCATAACTCTTTTGATTTAATTGTTTTTCTAAGTTCTCTTTGATGCCTGACAGCCTTTTGATGGTAGCGTTCAGGTTGCGTATCTTCCACTTGATAGCCTTGTTTCTTATCGAAACACCACACAAGCCTGATGCGATGGTATACTTGTGTTCATAACCATCCCAAAACCTAAGGTTTGATTCGTGCTTTCTAGTATGATGAACCACTGTTGAGTGGTCGCTACCAAAAATCTCTGCGATATGATGCAGTTTCAATCCGTTTTGGCGCATCGCTGTCATCATAGCAGCTCTTGCCTTTACCTGCTCGGCCTTTCTAGACTTGTTAGGCACAAGGCCGAGAATGTGGTAATATCTCCGTAATAACTCTCTCTCTTTCATTTAAGTGGGGTCAAAGGTAATTTGGTTAAAGTAATATTCCAAGGTCATAGCCCATTTTCTTTGCAGTCCATGTACAAATCAGATATCTGTTGCTCGATCGTTATGCTCCCGTCTTTCTCCTCCTCCATGATCTCTATGAATCGCTTGAGGAGTGACAGGGCGACATTCAGTCGATCCATCATCTCCTTATCTATATCTCTATTAGTATACATCAGTAAGGGGTTCTATCAATGATTTCAAGATTGTGCTTCTTGCTGAAGTACTTGGCCGTCTGCCATACCCATTCGAAGTCTGGCTCCCATTCGTTGATCACAACCTTGTTTGCATCCTCGTCAACGACATACATATTGTATCCGTCGCCGTCCTCTGCGTTCATTATCTCGATGACACAGGAGTCATTGATCAACTTTTCGTCTGGGTGTATCTGTATGTACTTGTGTTTCATATCACATAAACTGTTTTGTTTCTCTTAACATCATAATATCCTTTCTGCTTTCTCGATATAGAGAGGGCTAACGCCTCAGCCTCGTCGCCGTGCCATGTAGACAACTCCATGACCATCGCGCCGTTAGAGGGGTCTTTCCAAAGTCCAAGACAAAGCTCATCGTCATCTGACAAGGCACTGAATTTATCCGTGAAGTAGTCCCACATGTAACTGAATAAACGCATATCAATCTGGTCTGAAGCCACCGTTATGCCTTTCGATGCACCTCCAACCATGTAACCGTTGGTTATCATAGCCATCATGCCGTCCATCCAATAGAAAGAACATCCACCGTAGTTATTGAACAGGTCGTATGCTTTGATCATGGTTCGACTCTGTGTGTCAAATAAGCCATGTTCCATAATTTGTACTTGCTCTGTAACACTCATGATTTCTTTGCCAATCTTTCTTTGTAAAACTTTGTTCCAATCATGTGGGCATCGTAATTCATAGCCTCAATGACTTTGTTAATTGATTTAGCAGAGTTCAGTTTTGGCTCCCACTTGGGAACGCATCCGTACTTAAAGCAGTCTAGGCCGTACCTGGCAAACTTGCTCGATTGTATGAAGGCTATCTTGCTCATTGTTATGGTCACGGTGTCTTCGTGCTCAACAAGCCTGTATGGTCCGTATCGTTCCTTTAGATGGGCAAGGCTGTTGTTTTTGTTGCCATTGGTAAAGAACCATGAGGCTTTCTCGTTAATCCATTTAATTACCATTAGTCCTCGATGTTTGGGTTTTGTTCAATAAACTCGTCAAATATGACCCTAGCCCGTCCACGAGCATAGGCGTCCTGTTGCGACAGCGTTCCTGCGCGTTGAGGCGTGGGTAGATCGTCGATTCGGAAGTTGTCAGTGACGTAACCTGATGCACCGTTAGCGATGCAAAAGGCTATGTTGCGAATGTGTTCTTCTTTGCGTTTCGTATCCATGATTAATTGATGTTAGATGTTCGTTCTAAATACTGCTCGTAGGTTTCATACGGGCCTCCTTTTGCTTTGTGGGCGTAGTCATTGCTTACCCACATGTACTCACCGTTCTCAGCAGGCAGAACACTCTTCATGATTCCACCATCCATCCACATACCTTCGAGTATTTGCTCGACAACTGCGAGCATCATTGATTCTTCATTCATTTTGGTTCTTGTATTACGTCGTTTGGTATCATTCTTTTTCGTGCAAAATTTATTACTGCCTCATCCCAATCGTATGTTATTAGATTGCCGTCCTCGTCACGGATATCATCAACACCCCAATCGAGGTCAGATGGGTATCTGTCCACAAACTTGACGGCTATTTCGTATGCCTTGTCAAAGGTTTGGTAGACAGTACCCATGAGTATATCCTCACGGATTATGAGTGCGGTCACTAAAGCCACTTCTCTTGGTTCAGCAGCTGCTACGTTCTGTAGTTCTTTACTCATCATCGTTACCTACAATTACTTGTGCTGATTCGTTACTGCTGTCGCTGTCTTTGTTGAGGTTAGGCTCTACGAACTCGCGGTGAAGCAGGTTGATCTGGTCAGCAATCTTTTGCTTGCCCCCCTTGATGCCAAAGTATGCCTTGACATCCCCAATCTTCCACTGAGCGTGGGGCTTGATGTCTTTGAGGTAGAGGTTCACGTCACGTCGCGTCACAATAAGATTGTATATAGCATGCTTGACTTGCATGTCGTCCATGGAGTGGAGTTGCTCCCAAAACGGGGCGGTGTTGTCAACCTTCTGCATGAAGGTCAGGGCTTCTTTTTCTGTTAACATATTACACTTGGATTAAATCCCCATTGACAGGGGTGGTTGTTTTGATTTTGTCTATGATAGTGTCGATGAGGTCGTCCACCACATCGCCAATACGTTTAGGCCAATAGCCCATGGCTACTCGCTCACACAACTCGATGAGTTCACTCATGTCCTCACCTGTGAAATTGCGGACAGCCTCGAACCTGTCCTCCCAAAAGAGGTCAAGTTCGCGCTCATCCCAACAGTCATCGCCATCGCACTCTGTCCATGTGCGGAAGATGTTACACGCACCGTTGTTGAAGATGTCGTGATTGATTCTGAGGATGCTACGCAATGCCTCACCCTCAGGGGTGTCAGCATCACCGTAGTCAGGGATCAACTGCTTGCAGTAGATGTCTTTCAGCTTTTGCTGTTTGCCTTCGTTATTCCAGTACTTCATTGTTCTGCTCATTAAGTAAATATGTTCGAATTACATTGTCGTAGTCTTGGCACTCATGTGCATCCCCCATCACAAACAGACTACGGTCGTCAGTGAATACGATTGGGAACTGCTCACCGCTCATCACATTGCCGTACCTGTCAACCCACTCAGGATTGATGCGTGGATTGAATCGTACGTTCCAATCCGTCTCGTTCTTGCCAATACGATTGAGCGGTAGCACCTGCACCTCGTCGCATTGAATCCATGCGCACACGGTCTTACACGCGCCGTCATGTATCTTCTTGGCGGTGGATGGTTGGACAACAAGCTTGCAGTCGAATAGCGCAAGCTGTACTTTGGATGGGTCGTGATACCACGTCATGTTTTGGCTTTTGATTTGCCAGTGCATGAAGTGTTCGCCACGCCCAAGGTGGAATCTAACTTTGTACATGATTATGGTTCGTTTTCATATGTGTCGTCTGGACCTGTAACTAAGGTTTCCATGGGGCAGTCGTACATTACGTCATCGAGTCGCCTACTTGTGGCTTCGATGATGTCTTCCATAGTGATGTCTGACGCATCTTCCTTGTCGTGGTCAATCGACAGAGAGATGGTAAACACGGAATTGTATTTTTTCATATTGGATATTGAATTACGATTGCGTTTCATCAATTAGGGTCATTAAGGTTCATTGCATCGTCCCAGTCGCGGACGATTCTGATGGGTACGTGGTAGTAGTCACCTGTTACAGGGTCTTGCCACGTTTCAGTCTCACCTGCATAGGTCTCCTCGACGTATTCGAGGCGATCAATAATTGCTCTGTCCATGTGTTAGAGTTTTAGTGAAAGAATTTTACTTTGAAGAAGTGTAAGCATACGTCATCGAGGTCGAGCATGGAGTGCCAACTTGTGTACACGTCATTCACAAACTCGAATGGTGCGTAGCTTGGTATCGTGTCACCACTCAACTGCATCTCGGCCAAGCCACGCTTGATTACGTCGCACTCGTCAATCGATTCCACCCATTGACTGTGGTCGTGCGTGACGGTGGTCATGTCAGGCTCGCCATCGATTTGACTCCATACGAACCACTGGTTCTGATGAGGGGCAGGATGTGGTTGATTTCGAATCTCAACAACTTGCAAGACCTCAGCCTCGCACTCCTCTTCGCTGAATGTGATTACGTCGCGCATGCCGTTAGTGGTACTCTCGACAGACTCGTGTGGCATATCCATTAGGTCAGACAGAATCGACAGCTTGTGTTGTATCGCAACGTCACGGTCGCGAAAGAATTCGACAGATGTCTCTGAGTAGCCCTCAGATAAGCCTGCCTTTGCATGAATCAATGCGTATGTCTTCATTGTTTTAAACTTTGTAGTACAGCCACAACGGTTGCTATGACGTACACGATTATGATTGCTGTTACCATGGGGCAAAGATTAAGCGAACGGCGTACGCTCGCAAGTTTATTCTGTTAATCACTGTTAACGCTCATTAATTATCTCTTCTATTTCTTGCACAATAAAGGCTTCGAGTCGGTCAACCAACTCTTCTATTTCCTGCCTACCTAAGATGTTAGACATGAATAGAATCCTGCTCAGTTCCTTGTACGCACCCGTATCACTGAATGCGTTACTGATTTTTAGGGTGAGTTCTTCGTCCATGATCAATTGCTTTTGTCATTCTCAATCCAACATTCGTCAAGGGTGTACCCCTTGGTGCGACAGATGTAGTCAATGAAGTTTGACAGATGGTTGTCATCGTTAAACTCTTTGAACACAACCCAATCGGTTGCGCTCTTCGTGCGGAATTGTAGTGTTGCCTGTATCATTCGTCAGCTGTTAGTGGTGTAAAGTCATCGCTCAACCAATTGTCAACCTTCCATGTAAGTATCGTCCTTGCATCCTCATCCAAGCCCCTCGCCTCAGCCATCTTCTCCCTGAACCAATTGTGGAACATCTGCGCATCCGTGACGGCATCGCCATCATTGTGAGGCATCGCCCACTGTTGGTTGCGTAGCGTGTGCCTGTTGCCATTGTCATCGTACCCCACTAGGTATGCCGTGGTATACGGGGAGGAGTTGACCGTGTCAGGCACTCGTATTGAATACTCGATAGCTACCTTGACCTTGTCAGCCATGGCAAGGATGCTGTTTGATTTGTTGGGGGTCTCGCCAATTATTTCGAGCATATCCCATGCGGAAAGTACTTCCGTCAGTGAATTGTATTTATTCATCATAACCAATGTTTGCGAATCACAACCCAAATGATGGCTTGCAACTCGTAGGGTTTATATCCTGTATCTCGTGCCACCTTGCAGAACTGCTTGGCTAGCACATCGTACTGTTGTGGGGTTACTGTCTCACGACACTTCTTAGGGGTCTTCGATGTCGTAGCGAATGCACGTAGCATCCACTTGTCAATCGTAACCACGGACTCATCGTTAGCACCCACATTGAGTGCAAACGCATGGGTCTTGCGTGATTTGCGTAGTATCTCAGCATTCCCCTGAAGGATGAAGAATGCCTTGTACTTGTTGGCGTTGTACGTACAGCATTTGACGTGGTCAGGGGTCAGCCCGTCGCGCCATGCTTGTATCACGTTGAACGCATCAATCTTGTTACGCTCCCACTTGTTGTTGGGGGATAGCGCACTGATGACAGCAGCAGCTATTACCTTGCTGATGTTGAACGTAACGCTAAGGAACTGCGCATACTTCATGGCATCAGCATACCATTGCACACCCTCAAGGATATCCTCAGGGGTGGCAATGCCATACCAATGCAGGGTGTTACGCCGTAGCTTGCGAGTACTAATTACCTGTTTTACCATTCTCGTACATTTCGTTTGGCTTCACCAATCCAAGCACTTGCGTTGAGTATCGCCAATGCCCACTCGTCATGGTGAGTATGTAGTTATCATTCAGATCGACGGATTCCACCTCCTCCCCATACTTTTCATTTGGTTCGTAGGTGCGCTCGATACCGCACACCACCTCGATGCGTTGCTTGTTACCCCACTCACGGATAACAACCTTGGAGCCTATCTTGATACGTCCCATCACAGTCGAGGTAAGAAGTGTTCGTCATCGTTCAGTATCCCACGCAAATCGTGTAGGATATCGAATGCCCGTAGCTTTTGCGCACGGAAAGAGCCGCGCAACACCACACGGTGCGCCCAACTCTCTAGGTTTTTGCGTATGCGCTCCTCGCGCTCAATGCGCTTGCGCTCTCGAATTCCAGCGTGGTCAATCATTGCTTCGCTTCGCTTTAAGTTGCTCAATCTCGTCCTCCAACTCTTGAAGGATGTTTCGCCCATCACGCCATACGATACCCTTGGCGCGGTAGAACTCCGCCCACGAATACAGTTCCTGTAGGCGTTTGGTTGTTGGGTGTGGATTCATACCCAAATAGATATAAAAAGAATTCGGCATGGTAATTAAGTTTAGCCGTTCACGCGTGAGGACTTTCCCCACGACACAGACCCCCAACGCATGGGGGTTTCGTCCCATCAGGACTCATCAGTGTGCCTTAAGCCTTCAGCGAACGCATAGCAGCCTCGACGACCAACTCGATGTGGTCGCTGTGGTCGGATGCTTGCCATCCACTCGCGTTCCGTGTACACAAACGGATGTGCTTTAAACGTGCGTTCACCTCCTCCAAGCCCAAGTCCTCCCACGAATCGCGGAATACCTGAGCGCGGAATTGAATGATATTCGTCGCAGAAATAAGCCCCAAGCGCGTCCCCTTGGACTTCATCTTAAGAGCTTTCGTCTGCATCCACTTAACTTCGTCGGTCATTGCATGGATGAGTTTGGACGTATCGCCCACCTCACCTGTAGCGTCCCACGAAAATGTTTCGACCCCGTGATTGTTCACGAGCTTAAATGATACCTTTGCTTTCATAGCGGTATAAGATTGAATTGTACGGGCATTCTCTTCAGGTGTAGCTAGCCCATTCGCATACACGATACGCCAAAGCGCATTTCGTCATGTACACGCACGTTCAATCCGTTGCCGTGTTCGTCCGTTTATAGTGTGGACTGCGTACCGCCCCCTAATTGGGTACTCCACTTCGTATGTTAAGAGATGTTAACGGCGACGTTTCGCCCGTCTTGCATCCCTTTGCGCGTCGGCTCGGTTGAGTTTCCGCGCTATGTTCATGAACTCACCATGTAAGGCGTCCGCTTTGCGCTTTGTGTCGCTTTTCCTGTTATTGGAATTGGACAGCTTGCATCGCTTCACTTGTTTACGTTGGCGACCGCTTAAGGTCGTCCCCGTGTCCTTTATGTGTATCGTTCGTTTCATCTGAGCAAATGTTCAAAAATGAACGCATACGAGTCAACCCCCAAACCGTTAACAGATGTTAAATGAATTTTTCCCTTTTGTAATAATGACCGCGCGTGAGCAAACGAAGTCGAATAACCAAATGAAAGTTGTTAAAATATGTAAAACGTCCCGTGGTTGAACTTTCTCAGCTTTTTAATACCATGCACCCACAACACCCCCAAAGTGCCTGAAACGGGCTGAAATCGTGTCATGTCAGGACAACGAGAAAGTCAATAGCTGAACTGTTAACAGATGTTAAATAATGTAAGCAAATGTTAAACAGCATTGCATAGCCAAACCGTCTGACAATTCCAAACGATTAACAGATTTTAACAATTGGAATGCCATACGTATATAATAGGTAATATCCAAATGATTTAACATTTGTTGCCTGTTAACACTCATTAACAGAAATTGTTTGGTGCTTTAGTGTGCCTTTTGTATAAAGGGTTTTTAGCATTGCTAAAGATATTAGCATGGGTTTGTCAAGTGTTGATTATCAACTACTTACAACAGTCAGCTCAACCAACGGGTTAAGTAAGGTAGCCTAACTCATTGGCAGTCAGCACGTTAGCACACAAAAGCTAAAAAGTGTAGCGCAAAAGTTAAAAAGTGTTAAGGAGGGGGGTCGAGAGATGCGTTTTGGTTTGCTTGCGGCAACGCTAGGAGGTATGTATTATCCCCCAGATCTGTATTACTCACCTTTTTTTCAAAGGCTTTTCGTCGAAGGCAGCTAGAATATACTTTAACTCACCCTATTTAATACAGTGGTTATTAATCAGTTAACACCATCTACTTAGAATTTACTTCACCACTTGATTTTCTAAAAAAAAACGTGTAACTTTGCATAAGAATTTTTGATACAGACGGGACGGCTTCCTGAAGCGACAGGAGGTTATGTAGTTTGATGATTGAACGAGTCTGTTGAGGGTGATTCTGTGAATTAAGGAGAGCTATGCCTAAATGAGAGGTGTGGCTCTTTTCATTTTCTACACTATGTATGTGTACGATTTGGGGTACCCCCACATATGTCATATTTTTTTAGGGAAGGCAGTCTTGATTATCTTTGCCTTATGAGAGCAATAATAGATCCAACCAAGAAATCAGTAAGGCAGACAGCCAGAAGGCAGATGTCCGAAGCGAGAGCCCAAAAGAGGACTCTAAAAAAGGCCAAGAGAGAGTACGACAAACTTAGTGGCGGTTACACTAATGTAAAAAAGCTAGTGGATGGTGAGGTTGTAACTGAGAGTGTTAAGAACAAGTCAAAAAGAGATGCATACAAGAGTATCAGGTCTAAATTTAGAGAAAAAAAGAAGCTTATTAAAGGTGTGAAGAGGGCGATCCTTAAAAATATTTGACGTGAGATCAATACAAGACCATAAGAAAAAGAAGACCAAGGAGAAGAAGCCCATTGTCACATCTCAAGATCCTGACTTCCCAGAGTCTTTGTTAGGAGGCACCGAGCGCCGTCTTGATGGCCTTACACAGAGGAAAATAGATTGGTTGTTGGATAATGGTTTTTATCAGAGACCAAATGACGGCAAGAACAGCAGAACACAACTAGAGGCAGGTACAAACAACCAACACAGATTCATTTTTCTCCCAGACAGTCTTAGAGGTGAGTCGCATTACGATCTTCCTATACGCAGTAGTCTCTGGGAGAGGAGTGTTGGACCAAACGAGTTTGAAAACTATTTCCTGTACGAGCATGAGGAAGAGGCCCAACCTACTTATGCTCCACTGAAACCTATTGGTCCAGAAAAAATAAATACAAGCTACGAACAACCAGAGATCATAGAGACACCACCTACCCCAATGTTGACTGGTAGGCAGGCTGTTCAGATAGGTAGGGTTGCTCATGACAGAGATAATGCTAGGTATGGTCAGGTGCTCGATAAGGAGTACTACTGGGATGATGATTTGAAGAGGTGGCAGATGCGACCAGTAGATGAAGAGCGACTTGGTAAGCCCTTCCCTAAAGACGATAGAAAATACAGATTAATAAAAGCCAGTTTTTGATGAGGTCAATAAAGTATTATGACGGTGGGGTCCAGGACCCAGTAAAGAACAAAAAGCCAATAACCGTTGAGGCTCTTGATGAGATACTTTACCAAAGACACGGTTCTGCAAAAGATAAGTGGAAGTTTGATGAGTTTAGGGGTCTTACTAAAAATGTTGAGGCTGGGTTTGTAGACAACCCGTACACTAAGATTCAAGACGATGCACCAAGCGACCCATTATTGGTTGGGAGAGGGGCGTATCAGTTTGATTACGAGTCAGCAAAAACAGCCTACCAGAGGCTGTACAACATAGCGAATCCACTTGGTTACTCTATCCCTACACTAACAGACTATGATTTGAGGAATGTAAACAAGCTTGAACCTGAAATTCAGGATATGCTGTTTACTGCTCACTTCATGAATGACAAAGGATCAAAGGTTACGGACGTTTTGAACGACGAAAGAACATGGGCTGACAATTGGGCTGATGGTCACTGGAAGGGTGATCCAGAAAACCGACCAGCCAAAATCAATATGTTTAACGAGAGGTATAACGAACGATACAACACTGGTCAATGAGAAGCAAGAGAAACAGGGGAAAGGGTTTACAATTAAAAAAGTATAACCTTGGTGGGGTTGTTAATGCAACTGATCCAATAAAAAAGCCAGCCAAAAGGGTTGGTTCTAGGATAAACCCTGATGGTACTGAATCTACGCACCTGTACGCAACAGAGACGCTAGACGGTAAAAACTGGGTTTCCTTCCCTATGCTGTTTCAAAATGCTGACGGAAGCTGGGTTGATATGTCTAGCGGTCCGTGGGAGGACGCGTACGAAGAAGCAAAAAAAAGAGGTGAGGTTATTGACTTTGGCCAAAACAAGCAGGAGGCTCTTGACTGGGGTATGGGGAGTTGGAAGGTCAATCCATACAAGATCGATCAGCCAACAGCGATTATGGACAATACGTACATACCTACAGCTGCTGAGCAACAGTTCATGAACCTAGCGCCATTATTGCCAAAGGGGGATCCTGACCCATACAGGGATCAGGGAACCATAAGACCACAGCAGCCCAATGAGCCAACTTATCTCCAAAAGCTTTGGGAGGGGACCCCACTCGGTCAGACAGAGGAGGAAAAGTACGCCTCTCCAGATCAGATGTCCATGGTTGATGTCATGGCAGAGCCCCTTAAGGCGCTAGCTTATTACAGCTTCGACTCTAATAGAGGTAATATACCAACTAGAGCAGAGTGGGATGCGTTTGATAACTCAAATGCAATAGACATGGCAACTAGTATTGTCAATCCATTCTGGTATATGAGTGAGATGTCAAAAGGCGGCTCTGAAGGTCTTGCTGGTATAACTGGGATAGGTAAGATTGGACAGGTTGTAAGAGATGCATTTAATACTGGTGACGATGTCCTCAGGATAGCTGCTGAGAATGTGTCGAAGCAAGGGCAAAAAATGACCCAAAGGCAGTTAGCCCAGCAGATTAATAAGTCCCCAGCCGTTGATCTGGAGGAGTCTGTTTTCAATCCTAGTATATACGGGGTTGAAAATCCTGGTTTTGGAACTCATAACAGGAGTATTTACGAAAGTTCCCACCCCTTCCAGGGATCTCTTATGTATTCTGTTCAAGATCTTCACTTTAATGATTATGGGTTAAGTGCTATTCGTAAAGTAGAGTTAGACCCTTATAAAGCTGTCAGGGGTTACTCTGGAGATCTTTTAGATCAAAGAGGATTTAACTATAATGCAAATTATCATGACCTTCCATTTACAACTCAAATTGTACAAAGGCTAGATGGCACGTCAGAGGCGCAGGCATACGTTAGTTCGTCTATACCCCAGATAAGACCAATGCAGAGGGGAGGTGACTTAGAGAAGTTTATAGATAAAAGTGGTAATGTAAACCTTGGTGAGCTTACTAGGTACATAAGATCATCAAACAATATTACCCCAGCTGACAGGTTTATACTGGAGATGGGTATTGATGCCTTACCTCAGAGGTACAAGGACGGAGAGGACACCTTACCTTTTAATTTATTCAAACAACAGGTATCTGAGTTTGTGCCAAGGATGAATATTAGAGAGTCCAGCACGTATGCCGATATATTACTCGATAACATCATTCCAAATCCAGCTACACAGATTGAGGATCATACGACTGTAATTATTGGTGAAAGCGACCTACCAATGAGCGATGAGAATTCCTTGGCGTCAGCCCCAACAAACATGCCTACCTCTCTTGAGAGTTCAGGAAACTACATGCTGAACCTAAAGGAACAGAAATACAATAAACACTTTGACTTACCGAAAGACCCAGATGGAAATACAATTGGTTATCACTCTCACTACAGGGTTTACCAACTAAAGGGTGAACCAGAAGTGTCTTATTTTCCAGAAATTCAATCAGATGGACTTCAGCCTGGTGGTGGTAGTGAGTACAACCTCAAAATGAATGCAGTCAAAAACGAGGAGAAGGCCATAAAAAAGGGAGTCGTTTTAAGCAATCCTCTTGGTTGGGAGAAGGATACTGAGACTAATACTTGGCATACAGGTTCCCCTCTATTCGCCTCCCCCGTTGAATTTGTTACTTCCGTTCTTGACATTAGCAGAGAAAGTGACCAATTTAGATCATACCTCACAAAAGCGGCAGTTGAAAACCCAGGGGTGGCTGGAGCTCAAGGTCTTAACCTAGACTTTGATCAAAGATCTCTAAAACAAATTGAAAGTTGGTTTGACAGTTTGAACCCTGATGATTTTAGGGAAGTTTACGACAAAACAATTAGGCCAGCAATAATAAAAGACCTAAGCACCTTCCTCTCTGGCGACGAATTGTTAGGGGGTGGCCTACCTTCTCTATACGACAGGGCGTCCAGCCTATATGAGAGAATGGAAAAGCTAAGCGAAATGTTTGGTCCTAATCTAACTCAACAAGAAATTCAACAACTACATAAGGAAATTGCTTTTAATGGTGACCCAAGAGGTCTGGCTAAATTTCAACAATCAGAGTATAGAGAGATTGGCGACGAAGTAGTGGACATCGTAGAAGGCGTAACTAGAGCGAGTCAATTTGTTTCTTCTGTTGAGTATGAGGTCAGAGATATCGTTAGAGTTGCTGGAAAGGTCGAAGATTCATTTATTCGAGCATTTGAATACCGCCCTAAACCAGGATTTGAAAATTCTTTTCGTCAGGCAGATCAAAATGAGATTCTTATATCGTCTATTGGTGATGTATTGCTACCACAGGGGACAATTTCTAGGATTAATCAGATAGTCAAAGAAATAAGAAGTCTTGAGTCCTCACTAAATAGAGATCTTGACAGCTTGGAGGTTTTGAAGAAACGGATAGGAGCGGTCAGATCTTCGTTTAATGTATTTACAGAGGAGGCTTTTCCAAAGTTAGATACTGAAAATCCTGAAGGTTATGGACTGTTGCGAACGACTGAAGAGTTTGAAATCCTCAAAAACGACATAGAGGACGCTAGGTTTTTAATAAACGATATAGCTGGGGGTAGGTACAACTTTGAAAACGGAACGCAAGACGCTACATCTAGTTTTACTGGCATTATGAAACTTATGGGTTCCACTACAGAGATATCAAATAGGATGAATGTTTTGATAGAGGAATACAATAGTGAGGTTCAAAAAATAGTGTCTGGTTATATGCCTGATCATTCACATCTATACAAAAACCCAGTCTCCCAAGTAATGAGAAAGAGACCTGAGAGGAGGATTATAAACGAGGCTCTACACGGTCCACATAACAATCTATATAACAGGTTCCCAACCGAGGAGACCTCTAGAAAAATACAGGGGCATGATCAACAGAGCGAGAAATACGATGCTGTTCAGAGAAAATACAGGGACATGGAGAAAACCCTAAAAGCAATGGGGTATGAACCCAAACTTGTAACTGATAAGTACGGAAATACGTGGTGGGAGGTAAAGGCTACCACAGGTATGCTTCATGGTACCGCTGAGTATGACGCCTACTGGAAGGGCGGTAGAATTGGATTGAAGAAGAAGCGAAGCGGCAAGATGCGCTCCGTAAAATGTTAATCGGTATTACATTATATTTGCACTATGTCTGTACTAAAAGTAACAATCTCAGAAGAGCTCGTACTTAACGGGAATGACCTGGGTACTCAGAACGTATTCACGGATAGCAACATCACGTTTGCTGACCGCAGGGTCATGGGTCTGGACGCTATTTCAAATAGATCAGTCGTAGAGTTTGGCACCAAACCTATGGCTGGTACTTTTCAAGATGCAACAGTAGAGTACTTGAGAATTACCAACCTAGATACTACGAACGGAATTGTTCTTGACATTAGAGGTAACAGTGAGCAGTACTTCGTTGAGTTGGAACCTGAGTGTAGCTTCATCCTATCGAATAACATCATGGATGCGAATAACGAGAGTACCGCACAAACATTTTCCACTTCAAATATTGACACTATTCAGGCAATAGCAAAAGCTGGGACACCAAGTATTGAATATTTTATAGCAGGATAAACATGAACTCAATAAGAAGATACAACCGACCAGATAATCATGATGCCGAAAGCGCGGCCACTCGAAGAGCCATGCGAGAAATGGGTTATGACCCTGGTTCTGAACTAAGACTTCCACCACAACAATTGTTGGATGAAAAAGGAATGACCGAGGAAGAGTTCATGGACTCTGTATACGACAGAGCTAGAGATTATTATACCGCTCCAGCTAGATCAATTGTTGCAGGGGATATTGACTCTGGTTATGACGAACCAGAATTGATGTACAATAACGGTGGGAGGTTTGGCGACCCACTTAAAAGAGCCATGAGACAGGCAAGAAGACAGTCTCGCCGTAGAGATAACTCTATTCTCAGCGAGGAGCTAAACAGAAGGTTTGAGGAGGTTGGTGCTAGCCAGATGATGGAGGAGATGGCTGGAATATACCCTAGCAAAGTGGCTGAGTTTAATGAGTGGTACGAAGAGAACCTCCCAATGATTAAAGAGATGGCCTATAAAGAGGAGGTTGGTAGAAGAAATAGAAGAGACAGAGGTAGAAACTGGCAAAATAAGTACAACGAGCGGCTTAGGAAAAGGGTTGGGACTGGAGAGATGATGAATATGCTTAATAATTATTTTCAAGATTGATATGAGACCAGTAACAAAATACAACGATGGGGGCGCTTTAGGAGGTTTTGAGTCTGACCCTAATAAACCCCTTTTTACTGGTGCAGGAAAAAGAAGAAGGGAAAGAAGAAGAAACGCAAGAAGATATCAGAAAAGGGAAATCTCTAGAGAAGCTAGGGAGAGAATAAACGAAAACCAGGACTACGGTAGCGGTAGCTTAAGAGCTTTTCTTGAAAACTGGGCTGATGCAGCTCAAGATAGATCTATTTACAGGCAGGATCAGAAAGAGATTAGAAAGCAAATGAGAATGAGCCCTGAACAGTTAGAGGCTTACTACGCAGAAAAAAGCGGAATGGGTGACTGTAAAGATGGTGCTTGTGGGGCCTATAAGTCTGGACCTACCGAAGAAGAAATTGCTTCAAACCTTGAGGCGGCTGCCGATCCAGATAAAGCGTGGAGACAGCAGCAAAAGATGGACCCAAACTACAACAAGCTGTACAACAGATTGAGAAGATGGGCTGGATCTATTGAAGAAAACAAGCAGAGACAGGCTGATCGAGCGGCAAGAAGGGAAGCGTTTTTTGACAGAAGAGAAGGTATCAGTATTGGCGATCCTAGCCAGCATAGAATGATAAGAAACCCGTTCTACAACAACATAAACAGAATGCTAGCTAGATCGGCAGACAAGAGGCAGTATAAGTTGCAGCAAAGACATGGGGTTAAAGGTAGCAGCCGCCCACGTAACCAACGCATAAAAGTCTCGTTTTGATTAAAAAATGATACCCTTAAAAAGACAAAATAGAAGGGTTCAAATGAGGTATGACAGAAGGGTTGGGAGAACCCCAGTTGTAAGTGCTTCTGTCCCAGACATTCTTAGATCCATGTCTCAGATGAGAATGGATGTAGATAATAGGCTCCCTGCTGGGTCTTATTATGTGGATGAGAGAAAAATAGTTCAGTATCCTGGGTCAGGGGAGGATGTCTTGGAGCATGAGAAAATTCATGCATCACAACACAACATTCTAAATAGACTAAGAGTTCAGGACCCAGAGATAAGAAGGGCTTCTAGGCGTTTAAATAGGTCCATAACAGACGAACAGATTCAGTCACTTGACGAGCCTGGTAAATACATAATTCAACCCCATGAGTTTGAAGCTCACATCAGGGCGGCCAAACCAAGGATTATGGAGATGGGATTGAGCACTGACAGTTTTGACGATATGCTAAAGGGTTTGCAGATAGCCGATAGAGAGGGTACTGGGAATAAAAACATGAGAAACCTCATGCTCTTTATGCAAAACGACTGGACTCCTGAGCAAAAAAATAATATCATGAGTGCTATGAATTATTCTGGCATTTGATATATTTGCGTAATGAAGAAATTTATTTTACTACTAACCTCAACGATTATTTTGGCCAGCTGCTCCCCACACACGACACCAGCTAAGCACCGTCGCTATCACAAGAGCAAGATGAAAGGGCCAGATTTTCCAGGTACAACGTGTATGAATTATGAAGCTAAGTAAAAATCTATCGCTAAGAGAAGCGACAAAGTCAAGAACCGCCTCACGCCTGGGAATAGACAACACACCTGAGGACTGGCACATTGAAAACCTAAGGGCAATTGCCGAAGACGTATTTCAACCCTTGCGTGATCATTTTGGCGTACCCATTGGGATTGGGTCTGGATACAGATGCAAGGAGTTGAATACTGCCATTGGGGGTAGTAAGATTTCTCAGCACATGAAAGGTGAAGCTCTTGATATCGATGCTGATATGTACGGTAAGGTGACGAACGCTGAAATCTTCCACTACATTAAAGACAACTTAGATTGGGACCAGATGATCTGGGAGTTTGGCACTGACGAAAACCCCAACTGGGTTCACGTCTCTTACAAGAGAGGAGGTGGAAACCGACGTCAGCTGAGAAAGGCATTTAAAGACGAGAAAGGAAGAACGGCTTACACGATATGGCAAAGCAAGTAAGTAATTTCGCTCCAGATTCAAACAAAGTTAAAAGACCTGGGGTACACTCTAAGTGCAGGACATCCAAGCTTAAAAAGAGCAAAAACTACAAAAAGGCTTACCGAGGACAGGGTAGGTAACATTTCGTATATTCGCGCTCCTAAAAATTTTTATCATGCGCGAAGAAGATGATTTCAACGTAGATTTCCTAGACCAGGACAAGCTCAAAGAGCAAGAAGACAAAATTAAATCTGGAGAAATAGTTTGCAGTATCAAAGATCCTGAGGACTGCGAAAGCTGTAGCGGTTAAGAGTAATTCTCTAAATTATCATAAAAGGCTTGGACTAACATCCTGGCCTTTTTTGTTAGGGAGTACCTTACCCTGTAGTTGTACTTGGTCTCATCTCTAAACAAGTGGTCTTCTAGTGTCTGAGACGGGGTGAGTTTGTCGTACACTTTGTAAATGTATTTCTCCTTCATTAATGGGTATACGATGTGGTCCCCCATTCGCTTTTTATCCATCTTGTAGTTCTCAGAAGCATACTTTATAGTGAAGAAGTCAAGGTCATACGCCCACAGCATGAAGTTTAGCTCTTTTGGGAAGATATCTCTATTCTTGCAGAACTCTTGAAAGCTGTTTCTCAGGTTTTTAAGGTAGTTCTTTTTTATGTACCTTTGGTCTACAACAGAGAATTCTCTGAACATCTGTTTTTTTGAACTATAACTCATAGTAAAATGGATTTTGAAGAAAATAAAGACTTGTTTTTGCTTGAGGTTCAAAAGCTACACTTCAAACTAGATTCTTTAATCAAGCAGTACGGAATGGAGGATGTGGTGGTTAGCGTTATGATGACTGGTGTTGTTGACTTCGATGAGTATGAAGATCCAGTCATGAAGGCTATATACAGCTATTCCCTTGAAAGCAAAGAGTCTTTAGAGGAGGTGGTTGACTTTATTGTTCAGTCTTACGAAGGTAAGAAGAAAAGAGACGAACAGGGGTATGATTTAGATGATATATTAGGTGACTTAGGAATAAGCTTAAACTAATGAGAAATAAATCAAAAGATAAAGGGCTTGGCGATACGGTTGCTAGGTTCACCAGATCAACTGGCATACAAAAACTCGTAAAAGCAATGAATTCTGATTGCGGTTGCGAAGCCAGACAAGAAAAATTAAATAAAATGGTACCGTATGGAAGGAGTAATCAGAAAAATAGTAATAGGTAAGTCCCCAAAGGACGGGATGGCTTATTACGTGGGTATGAGGGCTGGAGAGTCCAAAGTGTCAGCCATAGTGTTTGACGAAGAGCATTTGGTTAGATACAATTTTGAGAGATATTTAGTTTACATCCAGCAAACGGATGGAAGCCAGGTATTGTGGAAGGCAATCTCTAATATGCCTTGTTTAATTGAATTTGATTGTAATTTCTAATGAAAACGTTTAACCTGTTTGTCGTTGAACTTGATAAAACGATAAACGACACCATAACCACGGACAGCGGTTTGGAGCTGTTCATAGATAGTAGATTTAATGAGTTCGAAAATAGAGTCACGGAAGGGCCTGTCGTTGCGGTCCCGTTTAAATACGATACTGGCGTCAAAGTGGGTGACACTTTGTATTTCCATCATCTTGTTGTTGTTAACGACGGCCAGCCTCTTACTGGTGAAGATAACAACTATCTTGTTCGTTACGATCCTGTTCATGCAATTAACAATCAGGCAATTGCTTTCAAGTGTAAAGAGACTGGTAAAGTACATCCGTTGGAGGGTTGGAGTCTTCTCCATGGACTGGAGGATGACAAAGAGGAAGAGCAAGGCCTTATCCAAATTGTACAGCTGGAAGATAAAGCTGTCACGAAAGGTGTGGTCGCATATGATGGACCTGGGCTGGAAGAGCTGGGAGTAAAAGTTGGTGATGTGGTTGGGTTTAAAGAGAACCGAGACTACAGGCTAAACGTAGACGGAAAAGAGTGCTATCGAGTTAGGACTGAAGACTTGATGTATGTCGAAGCGTAAATTCACTACGATTAGTGCCTCAGAGCGGCTTATGGAGAGCATGGAGGTCGCTATTAACAATATGATTGAAGAGGTAAAGAAGCCTGTCGATCCTGAAGCTGGTGGGTCTGCTCGCAAAGCAGAACTACAGTCCATTAAGCAAACAGCCATTGATTGCAAAGAGCTTCTAATTGAAAGACAGAAGCTTGAGCAGATGGTCAAGGAATTAAGGGAAAATGGGGAAATCGAACAAGAAAAAGATTACTCAGGCGGATTCGCTGAGCGATTCTCAAAGTAGCACAGGATTTTATAATTTTGAAGATTGTATTGACTATGAAGTCAAATACCATTTAAAAAGAAATAATCGTGGCAAAAAGAGACTACAAAAAAGAGTACAAAAAGTATGGGAAGAGTAAGGCTGCAAAGCTTTACAGGGCTATACTGAATCGTATCAACAACAGGAAGAAAAAGAACGGCCAGTCAAGCGTTGGTGATGGGATGGATGAATCTCATACAGGTGAGGACAAAAACAAAACCGTTAAGAAGCCTCAGTCTCAGAACAGGGCCAACAACAGACCAAGGACTAGGCATAGTCGTGCAAGATCTAACTGAATACCCATCAAACATTGACTACTATAGCGATGAATGGACTCATGACTGGTCTACCAATGTACCTGGCACCGTACATTTTAACCCATGTAACACGCCTAACCCACCGTGGTGGTGCGAAGAAAACGAACCCGTCCCAATCGAACCGAACGTTTTAATGGTTGTTGGAATGTTCATGTATGGAATTGCTCTCTTAGCTCAGCGGTCAGAGCAGCGAACTCATAATTCGTAGGTCATTGGTTCAAATCCAATAGGGAGCACATGGAAGGCGTAACCCATAAAACTTGTCCAAGGTGTAAGGAAGATAAAGAGGCTTCTGAGTATTACAGAAGAAAGAACAGGGGATTAAAGTGCCTTAGTGGTTTTTGCAAAAAATGCACTTGTGATGAAAGAGTTGAAAGAGGCAGGGCGTTCAAGGCTAAATGCGTGGAGTACAAAGGAGGGTCTTGTGAGAGATGTGGGTACAGTGAGTCGTTGACAGCTTTAGAGTTTCATCATATAGACCCATCAAAGAAAGACTTTGGTATTGGTAAGCAGAGAAGAACTAAGTTTGACGAAGAGATTAGGAAAGAATTAGACAAATGCATACTTTTATGCGCAAACTGCCATAGGGAGGAGCATGAAAAAATGCACCTGTAGCATAACTGGATAATGCAACAGCCTTCTAAGCTGTCGATTAAGGGTTCGAGTCCCTTCAGGTGTACAATTAAATACAATGTCAGTTTTAATAGACATAGATGGATATAAGGATAAGGGGATTAAGATCGATCCTAACGGCACAGAGGGAAGTGTCGTCGAATCGAATGGGCTACTTATTTCGCTACCAAAGCAGCCGCCCAGATCGCAAATTCTCTTCAATGACTTACCAGAAGGCTTGCAGATGTGGCAGCGCCTTCCTATGCCTGAGGAACTGCAAAGGATTCGAAGTATGGATGAGTGGTTCGAGAAACCTGCCGAATTTCGAAAAAAGTTTAATCCTTACATCGAGCAGGAATTTCAGCGTCGCCGTGACGGTGTTTGGTTTTACAATAATGGGGAACCTACGTACATTACAGGGCGGCACTATATGTTTTTACAATGGTCTAAAATCGATGTCGGATATCCATCATACCTCGCATTCCAGAGAGACATCTTTCTGCATATGGCTGCTTGCGAGACTGATCCTCGTTGCCTCGGTCAGCTTTATACTAAGTGTCGTCGTTCTGGCTACACTAATATTTGTTCCGCTGTACTTGTTGACGAAGCTACGCAAGTTAAAGACAAGCTTCTTGGGATTCAGTCGAAGACTGGTAAAGACGCTCAGGAGAACATCTTCATGAAAAAAGTGGTGGCTATTTTTCGTAGCTACCCGTTCTTCTTTAAGCCCATCCAGGACGGTACCACCAACCCACGTATGGAGTTGGCGTTCCGTGAACCCTCTAAGCGTATCACGAAGAACAACAAAACCTCGTACAAGGGGGATGCTCTCAACACGGTCATCAACTGGAAGAATACGACGAACAACGCATACGATGGTGAGAAGCTCCACATCATGTACCTCGATGAGGCTGGTAAGTGGGAGAAGCCAAGCGATATCAGGGACGCATGGAGGATACAGCGAACCTGTCTTATTGTAGGTAGAAAGGTGGTTGGGAAGGCTTTAGTGGGGAGTACAGTAAACCCTATGGATAAGGGAGGCAAAGAGTATAAAGACCTGTGGAGAGACTCTCACCCTGGTGAGCGCAACGCTAACGGTAGGACACGATCAGGTTTATATCGCATATTCATCCCAGCTTACGATGCCCTAGAGGGCTTCTTTGATAAGTACGGGAATGCTGTTGTTGAGGACCCAAAACAAACGATAGAGGGGCTCGATGACGAGTACATTTACATGGGGAGCAGGACATATCTCAAGAATGAGCGGTCCAGCTTTAAACACGACGCAAGCGAACTAAACGAGATTACCAGGCAGTTCCCATTCACTGAGGACGAGGCATTCAGAGACAGTATTGAGGGGAGCCTGTTTAACATTGGTAAGATATACGAGCAGATTGAGCATAATGAAGAGTTGTACCCAAACCCTGTAGTTAAGGGCAACTTTATGTGGAAAGACGGGGTACAGGATACGGAGGTTGTGTTCCGTCCTGACGCTCGTGACGGCAGATTTAAGGTAGCCTGGATGCCGCCAAAAGAAATCAGAAATAAGAAGCTTGTTGAGCGTGGCAAGATGATACCCCCAAACCCTCAGATCGGCGTTGGTGGGGTTGACTCGTATGATTTGGATGCCACCGTTGATGGGGGAGGGTCGAAAGGTGCTTTACACCTATATAATAAGTTCCATATGGAGCACCCATCAAATATGTTTGTTTTAGAATATGCCTCTCGACCCCCTCTCGCCAAGATATTCTATGAGGATGTACTTATGGCTGCTTATTTCTATGGGTATCCAATACTAATCGAGAACAACAAGTATGGGATCGCAAGGTACTTTGAATCAAGGGGTTACGACGGTTACTTAATGGACCGTCCAGAGCACTTGAAGTCGTCTGGTTCTGCCTCCGTAAAGACTAAGGGTATCCCATCTAACTCGCAAGATGTGATTCAAGCTCACGCCCATGCTATCGAGGCTTTCATTCACGAATATGTGGGTGTGAATAACGAAACTGGGGAGATGGGTAGGATGTATCTGAACAGTACGCTGGAGGACTGGATAGGGTTTAAAATCAACGACCGTACTAAGTTTGACCTTACCATCAGTTCAGGTTTAGCCCTTCTTGCGGCCCAAAAAGTTAAACAAGAAAAGCCCAAATCTAACTTCGATGAGCAGCGATTTTTTCGCAAATATACCGTGAGGGGATGATTGATTATATTTGCACAATATAAGACATCCGCTGATGTACCAATCGAAGAACAAAACTAACTTTCCAGACCCTCTAGCTCCGCAACAAGAAAAGCAGGATAAGAAGTATGGCTTGCAGTATGCAAAGGCCATTGAGTCTCAGTGGGGGAAGATGTCTGAAAAAACGTCCCTGTATGGAACGCGGAACGAGGTGTTTGATCGTAACAGAGACTACGCTAATGGTACTCAAGACACGAGTATCTACAAACAGCTGCTTACCGCACTCAACCCACAGGACGGTGATGGTAGCTTGCTCAACCTGGACTTTACCCCTGTACCTATCCTGCCCAAGTTCGTGAGGGTGGTTGTAAACAAAATACTATCTAGGGACCCCTACCCAAACCTTGAGGCTGTAGATCCACTATCATCTTCTGAAAAAAACAAAGAAAAACAACGAATCAGAAATCAGGTTGCAATTAAGAAGGAGCTTGAACAGCTGAAGGCTGTCACTGGTGGGATGGTGCTTGATATGGATCCAGATATGTTGCCTGATACGTTGGAGGAGGCTGAAATTTTCCTGGATACGAATATTAAGACTGACGCTGAGATTGCAGCACAGATAGGCACAAACATGACGCTGTCTTGGAATAATTTCTCTGACAGCATCTTTAGACGTTGTGTCAACGATATTGCTGCTGTGGGTATGGCTGTTGTGAAGCGAGAGAATGACCCCAACTACGGGATCAAGCTTGACTATGTTGACCCAGCTAACTTCATCCACAGCTACACAGAAGACCCTAGCTTTGAAGACATGACCTACGCTGGACATGTGAAGAGGGTCACAATTGAGGAGCTGAAGCGCATGGCAAACGGTCAACTCACCGATGACCAACTAAAAGAGGTAAAGAAAAAGGCCACGAAGAAAACTTCTGACCTTGCTCGGAATGCTGTCTACGATCCTGTAACCAATCAGAGAGACTATGACGAGTACATGATTGAGATCATGAACTTTGAGTTCTTGTCTCTTGAAAAGATGTACTTTGAGGAGAAGGAGAATAGATACGGAAACACTGGTTTCTTTTATGAGGGGTACGAGTACAAGGAGAAGAAAAACTCTGTGTTTGAGCGCACCCCATACGAGATGGACATTATGTGCATCTATGAGGGTGTTTACATCCTAGGTACCGACATTATCTTTAACTACGGGAAGAAAGCAAACGTACCAAAAAACATACACGACATCTCTCGTGCTAGGCTTTCTTATTCTGTTGTAGCAACTAATCTTCGAAGATCGAAGCCAAAGTCTATGGTGGATAGCTGTGTTGGCTTTGCTGACATGCTACAGCTAACTCACCTCAAGATACAACAGGCTATCGCTAAGGCAAAGCCTGATGGCTTGATCATTGACATCGAGGGTCTTGAGAGCGTACAGCTGGGCGGTGGGGGTGAGTTGCAACCGCTTGATCTTCACGACATCTACGAGAAGACTGGTGTTTTCTACTACAGAAGCAAGAACCCAGAGGGTGGATTCCAAAACCCACCAGTCCGTACGATTGACAACCACATTAGAAACATCAACGAGCTGGTTGCTTTGTACAACCACTATCTCCGTATGATCCGTGACACTACGGGCATTAACGAGATGATGGATGCGTCTACACCAAAGGGCGACACACTGGTTGGTGTTCAACAGAATGCTATTGCTGCTGGAAACAACGCTACGTACGACATCACGAATGCTTCTATGATTCTTTTCAAGAAGGTTTGTCAAGACGTCGTAAAGTGCCTTCAAATTCTCCCAGAAGACTCTGTTATCATGAGTGTATACAAGAACGCTGTTGGTGAGGAGAACATGAACGTGCTGTCTTCATTTAGTGACCTTCCTATGTACAACTTTGGTGTACAGGTCGTTAAGGACATGGAAGATAACGATAAGATGTATCTAGAGCAGAACATTCAAGTGGCTCTTGCTCAGAAGGAGATTGACCTCGAAGATGCGCTCGCTATTAGAAACATCAAAGACGTCAATCAGGCTGAGCGTCTGCTTGTGGTTCGCCGCAAGAAGCGAATTCAACAACAGCAAGAGGTCGCTATGCAAAACTCTCAGATGCAAGCTCAACAAGCACAAATGGCGGCACAAGCAGCTTCTCAAGCCAAGATGCAAGAGGTTCAGCTAGAGGCTCAATTAGAAGCTCAAAAAATTCAACTTAAAGCCCAGGCTGAGATTCAAGTTGGTGCAGCTTTGCACGAGCTTAAAAAGGAGATCGAAATGATTAGGGCACAGGCTACGCTTGGATTCAAAGAAGAGGAGAAGAACTTCAAAGAGAAGATTGAAATCCTCAAAGAAAACAGAAAAGACGAAAGAGTCGAAAAGGAGGCTGTACAACAAAGCAAACTCATATCTCAACGCCAAGGAAAAAGAGGGGAGCTTTCAGGAGATGCTAATGCATTTGATTCCTCCATGATTAGATCAATAATGGGTTCATAATATGGCAAGTAAAGCAAACTTAGACGTAGCTGAAAAGCTAGACATCACTTGTAGAAAGGGGGATACATTTGAACTCTCTTTGAACTTCAAAGACAGTACTGGCACTGCCATTCCTCTCGTCACTGACGGGTATGAATTCTTCATGCAGGTGCGCGGTGCAAAAAGAGCCTCTAACTCTAAAGGGTCTCTGGTTGCTGGTACGCTTACCAAAGGCGACCAGGCAAAAGGCGAGAACAGAACTCAAAATGTAGGTTTTGTGTTTGAAGATATTGACAATAGCGGAAACGTCACTGTAAGGGCTTCAGCTGATACCATGGCTAACTTTCCAGCTGGGCGGTACGCTTACGACCTGCAATACACCGTAAACAACAAGACCACTACCGTCCTCAAGGGTAGCTTTACTGTAAACGATGATATCACTGCGTAATGGCAAAGGTCACGGTCAGCTTAGAAAGAGGCGAACGTGGCGCCACTGGACCGCAGGGACCCAAGGGTGACAAGGGCGATACTGGGGATACAGGCGCAACAGGACCTCAAGGAGATCAGGGGATTCAGGGTATCCAGGGTCCAGCTGGAGATATATCAACCTCCACTACAGACGACCTCACAGAAGGCTCGTCAAATCTGTACTACACAGACTCCAGGGTAGAGAATAATTCAGCTGTAGCGGCCAACACAGCCAAAGAGGGGTATACAGACGCCAAGGCTGACGCTCGAATAGCAGCGGCTAGCATAGATGACCTGTCTGATGTGGACACCAGCACTGCTGCTCCTACTGATGGTCAGGCATTGGTCTGGAATAACACGAACAGCGAGTGGGAGCCAGGAGATGTATCTTCGTTTACGGAACTTAGTTCAGTGAACTATTGGTTTTATGACGGGAAGTTTTACGATAGCGACAACGAGAACCAATCTAATCCGCTGGGCGTTTACTTTAAGTCAGACGGAACAAAGATGTATATCGTTGGCGGTGGAAGTGACGACGTAAATGAATACTCGCTTTCTACCGCTTGGGATCCAAGCACCGCCACGTTTACTGAAGATCAATACCTTTCTCCAACACCAACTAGTTGTTATATATCTCCTGATGGAAGTAAATTCTTCTGGGCTGACTCAAACACCAGGAGAGTGTATTATGCAACCATGGATACCGCGTGGGATGTATCTGATGACTCATGGACCAAGTACTACAACAACAACGACTCCCTATACGACTCTGGGCTTCAACCCTTGAGTCTGTATTTTAAACCAGACGGCACCAAGCTGTATGTTGGTTACTCTAATAACGATACTATATACGAATACAACCTCACAACGGCCTGGGACTTAACAACAGCCACAAGAAGTGGAGGCTCCTATCAGGTTCATGACGTCAATGCAAACTCACAGCCCAGGGGATTAACTATTAGTGATGACGGGCTAAAGATGTACGTTGTCGATCACTTGGAAAACATACAGGAGTTTGAATTTTCTACAGCTTGGGATATAAGCACATTAAGCTTTGTAGGGCATCAAGCGCTTGGCGAACCAGATACAGCTTATGAAGACATATACTACAACGCTAATAATTCAGATTATGCTTTTATTGTAGGGGATTCAAACAACAGGGTTTACAGGTTTAACACTAAAGCCATTGAACCTTCAGACGACGGCACATTTGCTGCTGACGTTATATACACGCCAAAGCTTTTTATGTCTTCTATTTCTGGAAATAGCATTTCTTGCACTGGAGCTATAGTAGGCGGAAATGGCTCTGGATGGACTGGTCAGGCTAACGGCGGTGCTATGAATGTGACGGGCCTTTACACTAATGTTGGTTTTTTTAATGTTAGGAATAGCCAAAAAGGAATACTATTTGCCCCGTCTCACTCTAACTGGCAAAACAACGCGGCGTCAGGAACAGGTATAATGCTTTCTCCGTCAGAAGATTACCTCGATAACGGAAGAAGAACCATTCTAATACCCAGCGTTAACGGAACCCTCAAGACTGATCAGGACACTTTCTACCTTGGAAGATTTGATTCTGAAGCTGAATCAAAGGTTACTGGTGCTACAGAAGACATAGAGTACTACTTCACGGCGCGAGCTGACGGGCAAGGAGAGTTTCAAAGGGTGCTTGGAGTCCTCCCAGCATCAGGCCAAACCCTAACCAGAACGAGCTACTATTCTAACAAGGCTTTTGCTGATCCAGATACAGCAGCTGATTGGACACAGGGGACAGCCTATACATCTACCACTCTGGCTTCATCTATCTCTCAATCTCAAGACGCTATATTGAATGTTCAGTCTACTGGTACTCCTCCTCTTTCAACCAAAATTGTTATTTCTAACTATCTTGGTTCTTCAGGTTTTTTAAGTGCAGACGTAGATGGATTTGACGGTACATCAGTAGTGTATAGTCTCCGTCAAGTAAATCACCTTTACGGGGGCGCTGCAATAAGGGTGGTAAACGATAGCGACGTAGAGGCTGATATAGGGTTTGACTCTAATTACGAACTCGACACTACGGCTCTTTTGACTCATTGTGGAAGCGGCGATGGGTACCTTGTGAAGTGGTATGATCAGTCTCAAGGAGGCTCTACGGGGGATGGCAATGACGCTACTTGGTATGACAACGCTAGTTACTCTAGCAGAAAACCAAAGATTGTGTCTGCTGGATCTGTATTAACGGATAACGGAAAGCCCTGTGTTGAAACCATAGACGCCACCATGATTATGGATAGCGAGTTCTCTGCTTCTGCTGAATACGATATTTGGCTGGTTTGTCAGAAAACCACAACAAACACCAACCACGGTATGATTTTAGGTACCCAGGTGGGCAACGACAACAGACTCTGGTTTAGGACTAATTTGAACTGGCAAATCAACGGGGGGGCAAATGAGCAGGGCGGTTATGGCACCTTTGGAACGATTGGACAAATGATATTCAACGCCAGAAGAGACTCATCAAACATAAATACTGCTCAGAGAAACGATGTGGTTGGTAATCATAACTACAACAGAAGTGGAGCGTTTAGGTCTGGCTATATTCTGGGCGCTTGGAACAACATTGTTTACACTTTTGACGGTAACGTACAGGAGATCATCATGCTTGACGGTGACAAGTCTTCTGAGCGTTCTGCTATTCTTTCTAACTTAAACACGTATTACAGCGTTTACTAATGGCACTAACCTTTGACGGAGATACAACGCAGGTAACGATAACCCCAGAGAGGAGATCCTCTATTGTGGTTACGAAGCCGTCTGACATTTCTATAGATGTCACGACTGCTGATGCGCTGGTGAAAACAATCACGCAGTCTCTCGTCAACAACACGGTAAACGTGTCTGTCCCTTCCCCTACGTCCATGACGGTTACCAAGCCGTCAGATATCACGGTGGAAGTCCTTGAGAAAGGTAGCAGGGGAGAGAAAGGAGAGAAAGGAGATGCTGGCGTAGGATTCCCAGCTGGGGGAACAACGGGTCAGTATATGATTAAGACGTCAGATGCTGATTATGACGCTACGTGGACTTCAGTTGCTGGGAGCGGCCTGTTTAACGTAGTAGAGGATACCACTCCACAGCTGGGCGGTAACCTCGACGTACAGTCAAGCTCCTTGTTCACCAGCACTACAGACGGTAATATCACAATAACCCCCAACGGAACTGGGTATATAAACCTTGATGGAACCATAAAGTTTAGACGGTTCAGCTCCCCACCAACAGCTTTTGAGGGGGGTATGTATGCAGACGATCAGGACAACCTGTTTTTTGGTGTTAGTGATTCGTAATAAAAATTAGTATCTTTACAAAAAAAAATAATAGATGGCTACTTGGAAAAAAGTCTTAACAGACTCAGATAAGGCTACAGATGCAGCATCAGGTGTAGCAGACGGCGAAACTGGCTTAGTAACTGGTAATGCGGTATACGACTATATCGTAGCGCAGAACTTTGGTAGTGGATCAGGAGACATTACTAGTGTAGTAGTAACTGCTGACGATTCAAACACCGTAGGCTCTGCCACTGGTGACGCCAACTTCACTATTGCTGGTGGGGAGGGTATTGACACCTCTGCTACTGGATCTACTCTTACGATTGCGGCTGAAGATTCTTCTGCTTCAAACAAAGGTGTTGTAATCGTAGCCGCTGGTGAGGGGATTGACGTTTCTTATTCATCTGGTACGGCAACGGTTTCTGGTGAAGACGCAACCACTACGAACAAAGGTATCGCAAGTTTCGCCACTGCTGATTTTGCGGTAAGCTCTGGGGCTGTTACAATTAAGGCTCTAGGTGTATCTAACGCTCAGCTTGCTGGCTCGATTGATAACTCTAAACTCTCTAATAGCACTATTAGTGGGGTTTCACTTGGGTCAGACCTCAACAACTTGAGATCGACAGCTGGGGGCGGTATTTCTATGACCACTTACAATGGTAGCGCTGCTGTTGCAGACGTAGAGATCGACATCAATTCGATGTCTGCCATCGCCTCGACCGCCAGCACAGACGCCTTGGTTATTTATGACGCTTCTGGAACGACTCACGGTAAGCTGAGTGTTTCTGCTCTTCAGTCGTACATGCAGTCAAACCTTACGTTTACGACCAACACGGATACTGATGTAAGTGTATCAAACCTTGAGACTCGCCTTGGGCAGATCGACTCCAACGTAACCATTGGTAATTCGTCGTCTGTTGATACAACCATCTCTGGGGATCTCAACGTGACTGGAGACCTTACGGTTAGTGGTACGACCACAACGATCAACACTACCAACCTCTCAGTAGAGGACAAGCTGATCAAGCTCGCTGATGTAACCACCCCAACCACTACCACTGCAAACGGAGCTGGTATTCAGGTCGAGGCTTCAGCAACAGAGGCAGAATGGCCTGAACTTAAGTGGAGTAACTCTGGAAACCTTTCTGGGTGGAGTCTTTCTGACTACAAGGCAACATCAAACACAGACTACCCCGTATCTGTTATGGAGTTTGGTACCGCAGCTCCTTCTGGTACCCCAGACGCTGGGGCAGGTTTGTTCTTCTCTGATACCACAAACAGCAACCTGTATATCTACATCTAATGGGTATTGTTGCGAAAGGAGGCGCCTCAGGGGGTGCTGACTTGAACGATCAGGAGCTGAGATACATACTCACCCTGATTTCAACCTCTAAGTTTGACGGAAAGGACGTGTTTGTAGTTGCAGACATCGTAGATAAATTAAATAAAAAAATAGAATTAAACCACAATGAAGCTAGGAATAAACGAGGTTAGCTTTATCCATCAGGCGGTTATGTCTGTTAGTATAAAGGGTAGCGATGCAGTTCAAGTTGCTGGACTGATTGAAAAGTTAGAAAAGGAATTTACACGTCTACAAAAGTTAGAGTCAAAGAAAGATGGCAACATGGAAGAAAGTAATAGCTGATGGTTCTAGTCTGTCTGATATTGGTACTCCTGCTTCAGACGACAAGATTCTTATTCAGGATACTTCTGACAGCGATGTTGTTAAGTACGTTGATTGGTCTGATGTTGGTGGTGGTGGGGATGTTGTTTCTGACACCACTCCTCAGCTTGGTGGGGATCTTGATCTCAATTCAAACGACATAACTGGTACTGGTAATATTAATATTACTGGCACATTAAACACGTCTGGTTTAGCTACCCTCCCAGGAATATCTCTTGGTTCTACGGGTATTTTAGGGACTGGGGGTATTTCTACAACGGGCAATATTAGCACACTTGGGTCTGGTAATATTTCAAGTGCAGGAACACTAAGCGTCACAGGCAACGCCACTTTTAACTCAAACCTATACACATCAGGTGTTCAGTTTACAGGTTCAGGAACGAATATTATTGGGCCTTCTGGAACTGGGGGTACACAGGACGATTTAGAGATTAGGAGCAACGGAAACATTACCGCAGTTTTAGATTATGATAGTGATGAGGCCGCTCAAGCTTTTATTGTAAAAAATCAGGCTGGTACGATAATTTTTCAGGTTGATGAGGATGGGATAAGTAGCGGTTTGTTTACCTCTGCAACCCCATCCCTTGCTACTGTTTCTAATTGGGAAAATTCTCAAACTGGAACCCTCACTGTAAGCAACTATGTTTCTAGTGCTACCTATGAGGTTAAGCTTTATAACAGCAGTGACGTCGAACAGACTAGTCAAACCATAACCAATAACAACGACGGAACCTTCTCTATTACTAGCGCCCCCGTTTTAACTGGCGCGTATTTTACAGTGAGGTCCGTTGAGTTTGGAGAGTTGGTGAGCCAAACAGCTACGTCTAACACGTTTAACATAACGGCACCAGCTACATCAAAAAGGTATTGGAGGCTGCAAATGACTGATGCGAGCAAAAACCCAGTAAGCTCTCAAGTTGCTTTGGGTGATTTCAGGCTTTACACGGCTACAGGTGGAGGAGGTACGGCGTACCCATCAAACATGACCAGCGCAACAACCCCGTCACCTTATGTTGTCACAGAGGGGTATGAATATTCGTCAACTTATGCCGCATGGAAAGCGTTTGACGGTAGTGGATCATCAGCGTCGTCCATGTGGTGGTCGCTAGGCAATAGCACTGCGGCAAACAACTGGATTCAAATTGACCTGGGTAGCTCTATTGAAATGGGGAGTGGAGAGTGTCAGATTACAACCTCAGGTGGTTGGACTAACGCAAACTACGCAGTTCTTTACGGATCAGACACTGGTTCGTTTAGTGGAGAAGAACGAGAAATGGCGTTTTTTCAAAACATCGATAAAGCTGGAGAGTCTGGGGGAACTTTTACAACCTATACAGAAGCAATCACATGACGCTGACAGAAGGAGCAACAAATGAGATAAACTCTCGATGGCCTGAGCACAAGCAGCGAAACTGTGGCTTGATGCCTGATATATACGGCATTGAATACAGGGACAACATGACGATAGGCATACAGCTTGTAAGAGAAAGGTATCACCAGTTAAAAGAATCTGGTGAAACCACTTGGAGTATTGATCAAAGGACTTCTGACCTTTTAGATGAACTAGTAGGGGTCAACACTGGCTTGTCTCCAACCCCCTGATATTTTGTTTTTATTATCTTTGCCTTATGCCTAGGGTAAAGAAAAAAAGTAAAGGGGCTATGTCTGGCTGCACCATTGGTAATGGTTGCAAAAGCAAGAAGGGTGGTTTGACGGCTAAGGGTCGCGCCATGATCAACCGTAAGACTGGCTCTAAGCTCAAGGCCCCACAACCAGGTGGTGGGCCAAGGAAGCGCTCATTCTGCGCTCGTAACCTTGGGCAGATTAAGAAGTTTAGAATCGACTGTCGCAAGACTCCAGACAAGAGAGCTTGCAAGGCACGTAGAAGATGGAAGTGCTAATGCAGTCAGTAAAGAAAAATAAAGGTGGGGAACTTAATATCAGCAGCGCTAAGAAAGCTGTTGCACCTCCTGCTGGGTATCATTGGATGGTGGATCGAGGGAGATATTTTCTTATGAAAGGAGACTACAAGCCACATGATAAGGCAGTGGAGAAGGCGGAGTTCAAGCTTGTAAACCACTCATAATGAAGGCAAAGAAAGACGCTTGCTACCACAAGGTAAAGGCTAGGTACAAGGTTTGGCCATCAGCTTACGCTTCTGGTGCGCTCGTGCGTTGCAGAAAGGTTGGGGCTGCTAACTGGGGCAATAAGTCAAGCAAAAAGAAATGAGCAAGGAGGGCCTGAGGAAGTGGTTCAACAGGAACCAGGGGAGAGGATGGGTTGACTGCAAAGCTTCTAAGCGAGCAGGCAAGTTCGTTCCGTGCGGCAGAAAAAAGGCTGGTGACAAGCGAGGTACTGGCTACCCAGCATGTCGTCCTACTCTTGCCCAGTGCAATCAAACTGGCATGCGAAGAAAGAAAAGCAGCAAGCGAGTTTCATGGAAAAAGGGGGAGCATGGTATGCGAATAATCAAAAAAGTTTAATTACTATATTTGCATAAATATTTAGGAAATAATGGCAACTACTAACGCTACATTGACAATCACGAGCGCTGACTTGACGGGGGACGCACTGTCTCTATCGACAACAGCAACGCTCACAACATCTACTAGCGCCACCACTGGTCTTGATGAGACTACTGGTGTGGCTAGAAAAAACTACGACGCTGCTGTAACAAACTCTGCGTTGATCTCAGCTGCTGACTACGGCACTGGAGCCAACAAGATTTACATCAAGAACAACTCAACAACAGCATCAAACTCAGTACAGATTGAGCTTGGTTCATCAAACTTGGTTCTTGGTAAGTTGTACGGCGGCGACTGGGCATTCTTCCCATACGAAGGAACTAACGACATTGACATCACTACTAGCGGTAGCAACGTAGTGGTAGAGTACATGGTGATTTACGAATCGTAATGGCCAGAGTAAAAGCGTCATTAACCATTAACAGCACAGATGCGCTGAGCACTCCTGTGTCCCTGTCCTTGTCTACGACAATGGATGTGGATTCTGGTAGCGTGATCAGAGCAAAGGTTGCCACCACTGCTTCCTCTGGTGCAATGACGGTACACAAGGCTGACGAGAAGCTCGTACACTCTTACCTGTACATCAGAAACCTCGACCCAGTAAAAGAAAACTTTTTGTACGTCTTTGCTGACACTGCGGCTGATGATCCAGTCGTGATGAAGATTGGTGGGGGTGAGTTTGCTTTTGTCCCAGTTCAGGAGGACCAGCTCTTCAAGGCGTATGGAACCAAAACTGAGCAGCTGCTTGAGTACGGCGTGTTTGGATTGGATAACGCATCTAACTTCTTAGCTTAAAAGACATGCCAAAAGTAAGTATACCAAATCATTACCAGTGGGCGTTGCTTCTGGAAAGCACAGCACAGGAAACAGACATGGTCGCCCCACAGGGCAGATGGAGGGCCATTCACAATATTCATGATGGCGCTATTGATCTTTTGATTCCTGGTAACCAGGTGTATCAGCACTTTGATGAAGACGCCGTTGCGAGATCTGCGGTTTACGCCCCAGGAAACTCTGGTAAGCTAGACGAAAACACCGCCCTTGCTGATTTTGATGGTACTGTGACGGCTGTTGATGCTGGTACTACAGCCAACTTTACAGGGGACTCCTCAGGTACTGTTACGGTAACAAGGAATGGAGTGGAAAACCCAGGTGGTGTAACCGCCCCATCTTTTGACGGTATCAATTGGACGTCATCCGCTCTTGCCACACTTGTCGTTAATGGTGAGGGTTCTGGCCTTGAGGAGGGTGATGTTATAACATTTCCTTTGACAACAAATACTGACATTACGATCACCTTCACGGTTGGTCAGGATGACTTGCAGCTCAAGGACGGAATTTACCAGAAGGTAAGCGATGCAGACGTTACGTTTACTGATGTTCTTGCTGCTGGAGAAATCATGTATTTGAACGTAAGTCAGTTCCAGTTTGCTGCTGGTGACGACAACAATGACGGCAAGATCGTCGCATACTTTGGATAAGATTATCTAACAAATTTAATATAAATGGAACAGAATACAATCGATGAGATTGCAGGAATGAAGGTCTTCAGTAACCCTGAGGACCTTGCTGCATCTATGGCTTCACAGCCAGAAGCACCAGTTCAAGAACAACCTGAAGCCACCCCAGAACAGCCAGTTCAAGAGGAACAGCAGCCACAGGTTATGGAGGCATCTCAACCAGAGCAGCCAGTTCAAGAACAACCAACAGGGCAAGAGGAGCCTCAACCAGAGCGTCCGCAGTTCGATGCGGTACTGGAGGAGCAGCCCCCAGCCCCACAGATTCAACAAGATGAATATTCAGATCAAGAGATTGAGGACGCTGTCTTTGTTTATCTAAGCGAGAGGCTTGGTAGAGAGCTAAACTCTTTCGATGATTTGACTACTTCCCAGGCCCCAGCTCTCGACGAGAGAATTGAGGCCATCGCTCGCTTTGTGGAAGAAACAGGACGAGAGCCACAGGATTGGTTTGCTTACCAGTCGCTCAATCCGTCTGAGATGGACGATTTGACGGCTGTCAGAGTCTCTATGGCCTCTGAGTACCCCAACCTGGCGCCTCAAGAACTGGATCTTCTTATTGGGAGCAAATACAAGCTGGACTCAGATATCCATACGGATGAAGAGGTAAGGCTGTCTCAGGTTCAACTTAAGGTTGATGCTCAAAACGCACGGACCCAAATCGAAGGTGTGAGAGACACCTACAAGGCTCCAGCTCCACGAGAGAATCAGCAGATGGAAGATCCTGAACCAATCATAACTGCTGACTGGATTGCTCAGATGTCTGCGGAAGTTGACGCCCTGGAAGGACTTGAGTTCGACCTTGGTGGCGAGAAGACTTTCACCTTTGGACTGAATGATCAGTACAAGAATCAGTTGAAAACAAAAAACGCTCGTTTAGACGAGTACTTCGACCCTTACGTAAGCGAAGACGGTAGCTGGGACTACGACTTGCTTTCATCTCACAGGGCCGTCATCGACAATATCGACAGTATTGTGGCTGCTGCCTATAGGCAGGGGCTGGGTGACGGGCAGAAAAACCTAGTGAGTAATGCAGCAAACGTCCAATCTCAAACACCTTCTTATGGCGAGCAAGGGGTCAACCAGACAACCGCCCTTGCTGACAAAGTAAAAGATTTGATGCGTGGGCAGGGTAACGGATTGTCTATTAACCCTATGAACTTTAAATAATAAGAAAACATGGCTAGTGTAGGAACTACTCAAGTTAATCACACTGGTGGCTCTAACAATGGAGCACCACAACTCCAGTTGACTCCAGACAGATACACAACTCTGGATACGCTGATTAACACAACAAAAGACTTTGTTCTCCCTGAACTCGTTCAGTCATACGGAGACCAAGGCATTACTGGATTTTTGCGCTTGACTGGCGCAGTAAACAACGGCGGAACTTCTGATCAAGTTGATTGGTGGGAGGCAGGCAGACGTCACCAGACATTCACTGGTAATGCTGGAACTGGAGCTGGTAACACCATCTCTATCGATGTGGGGGATGATGACGCCAATGACCCAGCGGTAAACAAGTTGGTTCAGACGAATGACGTAATCATGAACGTCAATACTGGCGTCAGATTGATCGTAGAAGACGATAGAAGAACCGCTGGTGGTCTTGGATCCACAGTAGATAATGATGCGATTACGGTTTCAAGACTCGATGGGGCAACAATTGCTAACGACGGAGCTACTTATACGGCTTCTACTGACGAAACCTACATCGTACTTGGTAACCTCTACGGACAGGGTACTGATCAGCCTGAGCACTTCACTGATGCTCAGCCAGTAAAGTACTACAACCCGTTCATGATCGTTAAGGATCGTTACCAAGTGAATGGTTCACAAGCAACTAATATTGGTTGGGTTGACGTAGGTGGCGGTGAGTACCGTTGGTTTATGTACGGTGAGCAAGAGGCTCGTAAGCGTTTCGAAGATCGCCGTGAGATGATGATGTTGTTTGGTGAAAAGAGAGATGGAGGATACAACTCTAACAGTGCTGAGCTTGGTCTTGGGTCTGAGGGTTACTTCTCTGCTGTTGAGGCAAGAGGTATCGTAGTGTCTAACGCTAACGCTAACCCTCTCGACTCATTCGCTGAGTTTGATGACATCATCTTGGAATTGGACAAGCAAGGCGCCCCTTCTGAGTACGCTATGTACGTAAACAGAAAGCAAGACTTGGCTATCGACGATATGTTGGCAAGCGGTATCGCTACTTCTGTAACCGCTGGTTTGGCTGGACAGTTTGGTGCGTTTAACAACGACTCAGACATGGCTGTAAAGTTGGGCTTTAAGTCGTTTACTCGCGGTGGATATACCTTCCACAAGCACGATTGGAAGCTGTTGAATGATCCTACTTTGTTGGGGGCAAGCAACAAGTTCCAGGGTGCTATGATCCCTATGTCTCAAGTTACTGATGCACGTTCAGGTATGAAGGCGCCAGCCCTCGCTATGTACTACAAGGCTGCTAACGGGTATTCTCGTGAGATGGAGCACTGGGTAACTGGTGGTGGTGTGCTTGGGTACAACAACAACGGTGATGCAGGTAAGGACGTTGCTACGTTCCACTACCGCTCTGAAATCGCTTTGTGTACTCGTGCTGCAAACCAACACGTAGTTATCAAGGGATAATTAACCTGAAGTGAAGGGGAGGGGCTTCGGCCCTTCCCTCTAGCTTCATAATACTTTTATTATGAGCATTAACAAAACACTTCCAGGTCCACAGCTAGTTTCAACAAGAGTCATCGCAAAAGATGTTTTAAAACAGAACGGCTTTGGACCAACCTTTGGCTTGAATCAACCTGCTAACAGCGTTGTAGAAAAAGTTTACGTCAGAATCCTTAAGGCTCCTTCTATTGCTACAGGGTGTAGCATTGGATTTGAGGCTGGAACTGATGCGGACATTGACGATATCGTTAACCAGAGTGGAGATAACGACGCTAGTGATAACATCCTAGATGCAGCTTCTGATAATCCAGCAACAATCCCAGTAAACACAATTTACGACTCAGACACAGCGAGCGCTTTTGGGTTTGTTTCTCGTAGTTTTGCTACTGGTGATGCTGCAACTGAAACGGCCACTACAATCGTTACTGAAGACACCCCCATTCAGTTTAGGTTTAGACTTAGCAACCATGCTATTACCACCAATATGGACGTTGAAGTTTCTTTCATCTTCAGAGTATTCGAGTAATACGACCAAAACTAACTACGGAAAGTCTCTCAATTGAGGGGCTTTTCTTTTTTGTATATTTGTGAAAAATAAACAGGATGGAAAAGTTCTTATTCTTTAGAAACACTGCGTCTGATGCGGCTTTAATACCAGTTAGCAAGATAAAGAGTTACAAAACTGACACTAACTCTGATGCGATTAGTTTTCTTTTAGAGGATCCTAATGTTGGAGAAGTTGATAGCGTCGTAATCTCTGTTGTTCTAGACCAGGTTCACAAGGTCTATGACTCATTGGCTGATGCTCTCAACAACCCTTCACAGACATTCATCGTTATTGCTGATGATGTTGACAATGAATACCTTGACTTAAACATCACTGGCGTGGGTTTAATTAGCCTTTCATAATTCGCAGGCCACACAAATATTAAATATGTCGAAACTCATTTATATAAACGGAGATTCATCAGACAGGGACAACTCTATCTCGATACCTGTTGGTAATCTAAGGGTCATTGAAGCCATAACCTCTTCTACATTTTATTTATGGCATGATGGGCCTCAGGGGGCCTACAATAGGATTTCCTTCACTAACGGCGTAAGTGGAAAAGACTTTAAAAAACTATGTAAGGATTTTGTCAAGGCCGTAAACAACGACAAAACAAACAGAGTAGTTTTGGTTGATAAATTTGAAGGGACTTCATTTAGCAATGAGGTCAACACCTCTGCCCTAAGTCTTTCGTACACAACTTTCACTGCAAACGAAACCATTTCTGGGGACCTTACCGTTGACGGCACCGCTACTGTTGAGGGCATTGTTTATACCTCGGCATCCGTCGTCGCAACAGCAGCAGGAGACGGAGCTGGTGTTATTGGATCTGGGGTGTCAATGGTAACGGTGGCCTCGTCCAACGCAGACCATATCGTAACGCTCCCAACACCATCCATTGGTCAGATAATCTACATTGTAGAAGCAACAGGAGTTGGATACGAGTTGAGATCAAACGACCCTGAAAACGTCTCGATCAACGGTGGGGCAGGAGTTGGCTACGAGTCAGCCATAGCAGGGGCAACAGCGTACATTCGATGTGTGGCTGTTTCTACAACTGCTTGGGTTGTAAGTCAATTTGCTGCTGCTGGAACAGAATCTGCGGTTGAGGTGGCAAACAACACGTAAACCACACGGAACCATATCAAAGAGGCCCTACGGGGCCTTTTTCTTTTTATTATATTTGCATGTAATTTAATGCAATGAAAAAATTCTTTCTTTTTAAAAGAGAAGAACCTCAAGAGTATCACAACTCAAAGTCTGATACTGGTGAGGCTTTAAGCATTCTTGCCATCCCAGCAGACAGCCTTTCTTACATGACGGCTGCAAAGGGTTCTGTAGACATTCTGTTCAACAACGCCTCCCCATACGAGGAGAGCAACCTGACTGACGGGGAATCTATTGAGAAGACTGAGGTCAGAGTAGGATGCCAGCAAGGAAGGGAGCTGGAGCTGATGGAGGCCATCATGAACTTTATCTCTCGCGACTCTAAGCAAAACATCATGCGCTTTGATGCGCTAGAGATTGCAAACACTTTCCCTGAGAACTCAGGTTTCACGACAATCAACGCCAAGGTAAGACAAAACCCAATCAAGCGTGTTGACCAGTCAATCAGCACACAGACCTTTATTGGGGTGGATAACACTTCTGGTGCTTTGACGCCAGCAACAACCACAATAGCTGGAATAGACTTCTTAAGTGCTAGCAACTTACCAATCATTGATTACAATGAGGTTGTTCTTGAGGGAAAAAGCTACAGTGATGGAGCAAACATAACGCACTGGGATAATGAT